TACATATTATAATGTACATATGTACTTATGAAATTGCATTTCATGTAATGACCATCTTACATGATTCTTACACGTGTAAGGAATATAATATTATATTTTTTTAAATCCCACCCCACCCGGCCTTCGGCCTCCTCCCCCGCCCTGCGGGGGCAGTATGTAGTACATAACAATCTATTTTCAAAATAATTAAATACTATACTTCCTTACACTATACTCAATGGCTATAACAACTTGTAAGGTATGCGGTAACGCATATGAAACCACAGAAGAGGATGCTAACATTCCTCTTACATGTGCAGGTGAGAAGGACAGGATCTGTAACAGTTGCTACCTGGAACAGATTTGGAAGGATGAGACATTGCATACGTATTGTGTGAGGGATGAGTAATGAAGTTTGATCAGAAGTTCTCTAATGTTGAACTAGATTTTGAACCAAAGGATTTACTTATTTTTAAATCATCAAAAGAACAACCATGTACAATGTGTAAAGAAAATACATTGTGGATTAGTTTATGTTTTGAAACACATGTGTGTAGTGAGGAATGTCTTGATAAATTATGGAAAGAATATCATGAGTATACAGATTAAAGGTGATGAGTAATGTATGAACCATTATTTTGTGAGTGCTGTGGACAGTCTATAGCAGAACTGCGTAAAGAAATAGAAGAGAATGGTGTTCCAGTTGTAGCAGGAAGTAAACAATTAAAATATGGTAAGCATTACATCTTTAAAAATGGTGAACTGTTTACCAGTGATTACCATCTTGACTATTGTTGTAATTGTGGCTCAAAACTCGAATATGAGGATTACAAGTTAATCTATGAGTCACAACCGTGGGGATCAACTACTGCTACTGAAACGTTGATTGGTGGTTACAGATGTCATGCGTGTGGGTTTGAGGCAGAGGTGTAAGGAATGAAAGTTGGTGAACTTATAGAAAAGTTACAACAGTTACCATCCGACGATGAAATTCAAATGTGGGATTATGACTGGAACCGTCCCATACCAATTGAAAATATTGTTAAAAAACGAGGAGATTATGTGATTAAATGAAAGTCGGTGAACTTATCAAAGAATTAGAACAATATTATCCATTTGAAGAAGTAAATGTTGATGTTGATAATCGATTAAAAAGAATTAAAGGTATTAATAAATATTATTACGATGGTTATTACAGATTAGTTATTGAATGTAGTTTTGAGGCAGAGGTGAAATGAAATAATGAAGGTTAAAGAATTAATTGAGAAGTTACGGGAACTTGATCCTAACCTTGATGTTTATTACGGAGTAAGTGATACGTGGTTTTGGACTGCTGATGAGGTAGAGGTTTGTGATCCTGATAATTTTGGTGAAGATGTTTGTTTAATTTATCATTAGGTGATTGTAATGAAGGTTTATGAGTTAATTGAAAAGTTACAAGAGTTTGATTCTGATTGTCAAGAAATGGAAATAAGATATTTTAATTGTACATCTGAGGGTGAATCAATTTTTGAGGTAGGAATACAATATCCTGCTATGTATGAAAATTTTAATGATTATATTCTAATTTCTTAACTTTTTCTCATTATTCTTACACTTTTCTCAACTTTTTCTCTCTTTTAAACGAAACATTTAAATAGTAGTATTTTAAGATATTATACTATCTATTTTATATTAACTATTTTTCGAGGTATCTTACATGAAACAGGGTGTAAAAGTTGGAGACAAGATTGTTTCCAATAAAAATGTTAAGGGTTGTGTGTTTTGTCAGAATCCAGATTTGAGTGCAGCGGTTGACCCAATTCTTTTTACGGCAAGTATTCCCATCAATGAACTGAAAAATAAACTTGAACAGGATGGTATCTTTGTTGATGTCGCTGATCTCAAGTTGCATCGTGAGCATATCTTTTTTGAGTATGATGAGAGTGCTGAATCCGATTTAGATATTGAGATTCAGAAGATTAAGGACACGGAAAATGTCGATGTCATTACAGAGGAACTTGCTAAAATCAATCTACTTGAACGTAGAATGGTTTTAGAGGGTAAGGAGAATAGTCCTACTCATGCAAAACTCTTACGTGAGAAGCGTGAACTTCTTTTGTTAAAAGCGCGTCTTGACGGTGAAATTGTTGATAAGGTTGAACATATTGTTCCTGCCTGGGTGCAGTATATTGATGAAGAGTAATAATGTCAAATATTGTTTATCATGGTAAACATCTTACTCTTTTTAACATTGCAAAATACATGCTTGGTTACGAGAAAATAACTAAAGATGTTCATAAAGAGTGGTGTGATAACCTTGAAGAAGTTATTAAGACTCGCAAACGTATTATGCGGTTAAAACCGCGTGGAACTTACAAGACTACTATTTACGATGTTTCTTTTGTTATTGATCGTCTGCTTGATGATTACGTGAAACATGATGGTAAATTCACCTTACGTATTCTCATTACATCTGCAACCAACGATTTAGCAGAGCAAATTCTTTCTGAAATTAAGGAACAATTAACAAAGAATGAGAATATTAAACAATTCTTTACAGACTTTGGTAATGATAATCCTATATCGAGAGATAATCAGCAAGAAGTAGTTTTGAATCCACGCATTGTAAAGAAGGAACCAAACCTAAAAGCGCGTGGCGCTCTTGCTGCATTAACGTCAGAACATTATGATATTATCATTCTTGATGATGTTTGTTTTGATGATAAAACCGAAGTGCTTACAAATAATGGATGGAAATTGTTTAAGGATTTAGATAAAGGCGTTGATCTTGTTGCTACGTTAAATCCTGAAACAGATGAAATTGAATATCAAAAACCAATTCGTTACATTGAGAAAGATTATAAAGGTGAAATGATTGGGGTCAATCATCCTACGATTGATTTTCTTGTAACACCTGATCATAATATGTATTTTAAAAGAAACATTAGTAAAAATTATAAAATAGAAAAAGTAGATGATATTTATGGAATGTGTGGTCATTTTAAAAAGAATGGAGTTTGGAAAGGGGTTAATAAAGAAAAGATTGTTTTAAATGAAGTAAGATATAGAAACAATTTTATTGAAAATAGAAAAGAAATTGATATGGGTGATTTCCTTGAATTTCTTGGTTTTTTTATTGCCGATGGTTCAGTAAGTTCAAGATTTGGGATTAATTTTAATTGTGTTAGTTTATCACAATCCGAAAAAGTAAATTCTGATAAATGTGTTTTAATAAGGGAAATACTTAATAAATTACCTTATAAATATATTGAACGTAAAAATAAAGATGGTGTAATTGATTTTCGTATTCATTCTTCTCAATTAGCAAATTTTGTATCACAGTGTGGTTTGAAAGCAAGAGAGAAAAAGATTCCAGCATTTGTTAAAGAATTGTCACCTATATTAATTAGAAGATTTTTAGATGGTTTTCATATGGGTGATGGTTCTTATAATAATCATGGTAGTAAATGTTATTATACTTCATCAAAACAATTGGCTGATGATATACAAGAATTAATTATAAAGGTTGGTAGCACAGCCAATGTTAATTCTAGAATTACAAACACTGTTAATCCAACAGGTAAAAAATATAGAACAACCACTTATAATTTAACTGAATTTAATTTAGGACGTTGTGAACCATTCGTAAGTAAAAAAAATTGGTATAAAACAGATTATGACGGTAAAGTGTATTGTGTAGAAGTGCCAAATCATGTAATTTATGTTCGTAGAAATGGAAAAGGATTGAATCTAGGCCAGTGCAATACGCAAGATCGTGAGTCGGTTACAGTTCGAGAACAAAAGAAACGTTGGTATAAAGATTTAATCTCTATTTTGGAGCCTGATGGTCTATTAATGGTGATAGGAACTCGATGGTCCGACGATGAAATTTACGGCGAAATTATCGAGCAAAATCCAAAAATACCTGAATTTATGCGTTATGACATTGAGATTGATTCTATTATAGATGAAAATGGTAAACCAAAGTATCCATCAATTTATGATGAACAAAAGATTCAAGCATTACGTATCGAAAAGGGTGCAGTAGAATTTTCAAGTCAGTATTTGAATCAACCATTACCATCTGAAACACAACTGTTCAAAATAGATAACTTACATTATTACACTGAACTTAAACTCCCACAAGAACGCGCACAGAATCCTTATTTCAAGGATTGTAAGCATGTTATTTACGTTGATCCGGCACTTGGTAATGAAAATGATTATTGTGTAATTGTTGTGGGTGCAATTAAGGACCATGTTCTTTACGTGCGTGATTGTTGGTTGAGTAATACATCACCACCTAATGTTTCAATTGAAAAAATGGTGTATTATTACAATTTTTATAATTGTGAAGAATTGGGTATTGAAACAAATGGTTTCCAGAGTCTTATTTCACAATTTCTCAAAGATCGTAATGATAAAATCAAAGACATGCGTAAGCGCATGAAGATTAAAGAAATCAAGAATCAGAAGAGAAAGCGGATTCGTATTGAGTCTGTTGAACCTTTTGTTACATCGGGTAAAGTTTTGTTCCGTGATGATTGGACTGAATCATATCCTGAGTTGATTAATCAATTAGTGCGGTATCCGGTCCATAAACACGATGATGCCCCGGATGCACTCGAAGGACTTGTGCGAATGACAATCAATAGAGGTTCAACATTAATAGACAAAGGAACACGCAGTAAACGTAAATTCATGATTGGAATAAATAGGAGACATTAATATGGATAATGTAAATGCATCAATAGATTTAGAGCAGAAAAAATCTAAAATTGTTAAGGTTTTTGCATCAACTGGAATAGAGCGCAAGGAAACAAAATATAGTGCGGGTGCTTACAGGAATTTCGATACAAAAAATAAATTCAATCTGTATCGAGAACTTTCGATTACAAGTCCTCATGTGTTCATTCCACTTCAGAAACTTGCCCTTACGCTTGTAAAAGGTATTAGATTTGAGGGAAAATCATCGCTTGTAAAGAATTATGAAAAGTGGTCAGAGCGCACTAATTTTGAAGAGAAAACGCAGACTCTTGCACGATTACTTTGTAGGGATGGAACTTACGTAGGACTTTATAATAATATGAAGAATCCTGAAAAGATGAGTTTTGATCCTCTTCTGATGAGTCAGACTACTATTGTTCCGCGCGGTGTAACAAAAGGTAGTGCAGATACCACTTTTATTCTTACTCCTCCCGTTAATCGTTTTTATGTCAATGAGTTAGGAAATCTCAATGATTTAGAAGCGGGTTCTTACCGTCCTGAACAGGTAATGTATGGTTCATTCTGTTCCTATGATTACACGTTTAGAGATATTTTAGGTAGAGAAACGTATGGTATCTACGGCACTTCTTTGATTACGCCTGTTGAGGATTTGATTTATAAATACTTAGATTTGGTTGAAGGTTACACTAATTACATTAAAAAGTATGGTATTGGACGTTACTTTATTGACTACCGTATTCTTGGTGATATGCTTGCTTCCGGTGATATTTCAATGGTAGAAGCACAGGAAATCATGCAGGAATTGAGCGATGAGCATCAGTATATTGCAGAGAATCAGGATATTATTGGTGCAGGATTTGACATTAAACAGTTAGATTCGGGTGGAAGTAACATCAATGTTACTGGATTCAAAGAATCACTTGAAACCGATATTCAGGTTGGACTATTGCAGGCTCCTCTTACAATGGGCAGAGCGGAAGGGACAACTTATGCTGCCGGTTATGTAAGTGAGGCAGATAGGTTAGTGGTGCTCGAAGGGTTGCAGAAGAAGATCATGAGTATTCTGAATGATGAAGGTGGAATTGTCAAACAACGCGCGGTTGCAATGGGTAAGAATCCCGATGATATTAAAGTAGTCTTTGAAGAGTTATCAAAACCTGCTGTGCAGCCGGGTGATTTACTTGATGCTTACACGATGTCTGTTATTAATAAACCTGAACTGCGTATTTCACTTGGATTCCCAAAAGAAATGATTGAGAAAGATGAGCGCGACACTGGAGATAACACCATTGAACTTCTGAAGCGTGGAAGAAAGAGTAGAAAACCTACTGATAATGGAATGAAATATCCTAGTGAAGAATAACATATAACAACCTTTTTAATGTTGTTACAGGAAATAAAATAGTGATATACATGGAGTTGAATGTTGTTTATAATGAGGATTGTTTAGAAGGGATGAATCGGATTGAAGATAAGTCAGTTGATATGATTCTTTGCGATCTTCCTTATGGGACTACTCAAAACAAGTGGGATAGTGTTATACCCCTTGATTTATTGTGGGAACAATATAAAAGAATTATAAAAGATAATGGTGCTATTGTTCTTACAGGAAGTCAACCATTTACTTCATTGTTGGGCGCATCCAATATTAAAATGTTAAAATATTCATGGGTTTGGAAAAAAACATCAGCAACAGGTCATTTGAATGCAAAAAGAATGCCTATGAAAAATCATGAAGAAATATTAGTATTTTATCAAAAACAACCAACATATAATCCACAAAATGTAATTGATTTTAATAAGGTTGTTAAACGTGGTAATAACGGTAATTGTTATGGAGACAGTGGTAAGGTTAATTTTCAAGAAAAAACTAATTATCCACGTTCAATTTTAGAATTTAAAAGTGTTGGTAAAACTATTCATCCAACCCAAAAACCTGTTGAATTATTTGAATATCTTATTAAAACTTATACAAATGAAGGTGATACTGTTTTAGATAATTGTATGGGTAGTGGTACTACTGCAATCGCTTGTATGAACACAAATAGGAATTACATTGGATTTGAATTAGATAAAGGGTATTATGATATTATTCTTGAAAGGATTAAGAATCATAAACCCGTTGTAATTCAAGAGAGTAAACAAGGATTAGAAACATGGTTTTAAGTTATTACAACGAAAGAAAAGTAATTCAGCAAGAAACTCGTATGAGTAGAACCCTGAATACCTTTTTTACCCGTTCTATTACAAGTATTCCAAACAAGTATCAAATCAATGATGCACTTGAACGTGCATTGATTACAGAGTTGAACCGTCCTGTTTCGCGTGTTAAAGTTTCCAATAATATTTATGATGTCCTTACACTTGGTATAACAGAGGTAGAAAAGAGCGATTATCAAGTGTATGCAGCAGAAGATGTAGTTGATGAGTATCGTGATATCGCATTGATAGAATATCTTATTGCTGTGCTCTTTTGGTCAAGTGGAAAGAATATCATGCGCGATGTTTCTAATCGTTTCTATGCCACTTACACGATAGATGAAATTGCAAAAATGACTGTGCATCAGGTTCAACAGCGATTACTCAATGTTTACAATGATTCATTTGCACATCGCACAGGAATTGTTGCAAGGACGCTTGTAAATGATATTTACAATTATGCAACAACGCAGACATATATTGATAATGGGACAAATTATTTTCAGTTCCAGGCAGTAATTGATCATAGAACATCAGATATATGCCGCATGTTACACGGTTCTATTTTTCCTGCAAGTGTAGCACAATACTATCGTCCACCACTTCATTATAGGTGCAGGACACGATTAATCGCACTTCAGGGGAACACAGTAAGGAATACAGGCATGATGTATGATAATCGTAATTTCTCTACCCTTTATGATGGAAACATGCGTTCTTACACTAGTAGCGCAATCACACCCACTGTTATTAATCAGGAATTACAGAGAATGAATACATTTAGGCAACAGTGGGTTTTGCCCGATGAATTATTATTTGAAGATTATTCTTATGTAAGAGGAATTTAAAATGGATTATGAAATACCGTTAGAAGATGAGGTTGGATACCTTAATGATGAAGAATTGGTGCAACGAATCAATGAACTGTGCCTTGATGTTTATGGTGAAGAATATTTTGAAATCTTTGGATTTGAAGAATATACGCGTGAACAGCGCATATATCAGATGAAATATTTACAGCGTAAGAGTGATATTTTAGTCAAAGATTTATCAAGTAATCGTGAGGGATATAACTTCCTTGATTTGTGGCGTGAATATTGGAATACGCGCGTTGTGCTCAATGCAGATGCATGTGACATCTATGGGTTTGTAGCACTATCACAACTCTTTAATCATGTGCGTGTTGAACGTGGCGTAAAAGATGATTTGCGCCTTCATGCGTGTGTTATAATGCCTTCGGGTATGGCAAAGAGTGAATTTAATGATATACTTGCTGAATTTGCTGATATAGCGGATAAATCATATTATTCCGTGGGTGAATTTAAAATTAATAAATTGATTGGAGAAATCAATAAGAAGATTGTTTCCAATAATATGCGTATCAATGCATTTAGTAAGAAAGATAGAGGTTGGGTTGATCCGATTGAACCTGGGATTTTAGCATCTTTTGATTATGTGGTATTTGATGAGGGTGAAGCGGTCCTTGACCATAAGAAGATTCGCATTCAGGCTATACTTGATAAAACCATGAATCGCATTGGTTCTAAGGGTAATATGATTACTTCTACAGATAACCGCATTCACTCGAATCCTGCTTGTTCTATCGTGATTACAAGTTATCATTTGGATACGTATACCCACTTGTTCAAGAAAGGTTTATTCCCGCGCATGATTGTTTATGTGCAGCCGGAAGATCCTATCAAGCGCACAAAGACTTCAGAGTATATTGTAAGTGCTATTCCTTCCTTTGTAGATGATATTTCTGAGGCAGAAAAGAAGCGCAAGGACAAAAAGAGGTTACAAGATAAACTGCGTAAGAAACTGAAGGAAGAAGTAGAAAACTTACAAAATATGCATAAGGATACAGAAACTATCTATATGCGCGCGGGTGTAGATGAGATTATCAACGAATACATTACAGAATTACGCAATATTGTTCCGGGGTTGAATCCTGAACAAATTGAAGCGTGGGAATCGATGGTGTCGCGTGTATCAATTAATTTCATTAAAGTGGCTGCACTCTTCGCTATGATGAACTATCGTAATTATATTGATAGAGAGGATGCACACAATGCCGCACGTTTATTGTTCCCTGCCATGCGTTCTGTAGCGTTCTATATCATTTCTAACAACACAGGACGCAACGAAAAGTTAAACAGGCTTGTTATGCGCTTACGTCGGGAATATATTGGTATGCGCTACACAAAAGAAGAATGGCAAAAAGTGTTCTTCAAGAATTTTGGTGCCGGTGAGAGTTCTTCTGAAAAACTCATTGCATTACTCATAGAAAGTGGAAAGATGCGTGTATTAAAGAATAAGGAAGAAGATACCACCGTATACATGCTATCTTAAATCAAATCTTTTTTATAGTGGAACTCACCAATAACATATTGGTGCTTAGATTGGCATTGAAAAGTAAGAAAGACAAGTCCACCGATGTGGATGAGAGCATTGTAGCAAGAATCAATGAGATTGCAGAAAAGGCCGGAGAGCGTCCCGATGTTATTATGGCAGAGTATAAGAAACGCTTTGCTGAATACATGAAGCGGGATGGTATTACCGCGTCTAAGGCAAGTATTGTTACCATTAAATCGATTGTTGGTTCTTATAATGCCGCATTGCGTTCTAACATGACACCGATTAAGGGTTTCTTCTTTGGTTATACTCGACCACGTAATGTCACAGAGAAGGCTTACAAGGAAGCAGAAGAGCAGGTTGTAATACATCAGAAGATGTTTGGTGATGAGTGGAAGGAAAACGCTATCACCGATGGTCTGATTGATGTAGATGGTAATCTGCTTTACACTAAGAAGAATACTACTACATTTCAGTCTTTCTTAATTGGAAAGAAGGTTCCGAAGGTTCAAATGGAGAATAGAGCATTTGGATTCTTTGAAATGCCCAATTCTGGTGAAGTTAAACCGGGAAATGTGTTTATAAAAGACCCTGTAAACTTTGTTCCTGAATTTGGTAAGGTTTATATGTTCAAGGGAACGTGCAAGGATGAGAATAAAGATATCGTAAACATCTCTACTGGAATTAACACATCTAAACTTGTTGAACTCGATGATGAGTTTGATTACGATGAATTTGTTACGCTCGTAGAGGATTCACTTGGAGATAACTGTGCTGCTTTTGAGGATGTATATGACGTTGCGAATCAGGTAGTAAATGGAGAGTATAAGGAGCAGATGTTCTTACTTGCAGAGGTAATCATTTCCAAGATTAGTATTTTTGATACTTACGCATATGTTGAAGTGACGCCTCTTGATGATGGATTTGAGGGTAATGTTACACTTTCTTGTGAATTGAATACAGTTGCAGGTCTTTGTGAGCAGGCAGTAGGAATTGCATGTTTCAAGCCTTACTTCAATAAGAAGGGTGAGGCATCCGGTAGTCTGTTTGGTTTCGTCACCGATCCTAAATTCTCTCGCCCTGAAGATTCGTATGAGATTGCAGAGGATGTAGAGACTGTTGATGAACTTGTTGAGGATGATGATTTCCTCTAATATTTTTAGGTAATTATTATGGATTATATTACAGCGTTAAAGACTATTGGCGCTATTGTAGTAATCATAATGTGTATTGCACTTCTTATCATTTGGTATGCTGCATTTTGCTACATTGCATATGTTTTGTTGGGTATGATTGGTATTACTGGTTTCATGCAGACTGTTTGTGGTATTGTTCTTGGTATTTTCGTTGCATCCCTACCTTCCGTGTTTGCTCGTAAGTAAGAGGAATGATTATGGCACTTGGTAAAAGGTCTTTAGATAAAGCAGTAGAAGAGATACAGCAGAAGGAAGATCCTACTGCATCATTTTCCTATGATGATGCAATTCTCTCCCCACAGAGTAAAGATATTATTGTAATTTATGGAAACAAAGGTGAAGGTAAGACAACTACTGCATATGGTATGATTACTCCCGGTTCTAATGTAAAGGTTTTGTCATTCGATGCAAATAGTGTTTTACCATTGGATCTTGATTACATTAAGGATCGTGAACTTACTATTGAAGCACTTGATTCTCTACGTCCATATGACCGTTCTACAGCAGAAGATATGTTACGCACATCAAAGAATGTGTGCGATTGGAATATGTTTCTGCTCGATGTTATTAAAAAGAAGGATAACACTGATTGGATTATTGTAGATGGAATTGAACGATATACTGAAATTGGTGAAAATGCAGGACGCTTTGAACTTAAAATAGATAAGTATCAGGGAACAGCAAATCAGAACCTTTGGAAGATTCGTAACATGCATGTTGATAATCTATTTGACAAGTGTGTTGAGGTTGCTAAAGTTGGTATAATCTTCATTATGTATCCCAAGACTGACACCACGATTGTAAGAATGGGGCAGGTTGTAGAGTCAGAGAAAGTGCCAAAGTGGGTTAGTAAGGTTGCAGTTGAATCACAGATTGTTATTCATGCTGTGCGGGAAATGAATAAAGACAATGCTCATTACTTTGCAATCATCGAATCGAGTAAGAAAGAGAAAAAGTATCCTCCTGGTAAGTATGATGTTACTGGAACGACACTGTATAATCTGATTAATGGTAAGGAGTGATTATAATGCATGTTTCTGTTAATACCCTGAAGAATTTTATTAATGTGCTTGGAATTGCGATGAATGGTGATATGGTTATTACACGTAAGCCCAATGAAAATATCATTGCGAGTGTAACCAACACTGAGAAGCGAGTAATGATTACTGCCTTTATTGCAAATGGTAAGCAGGTTGAATATGATGTTGACGAGTCTGTTGAGATGTGCATCAATGAACTTGACTTCAGGAAGCGGTATCTTGCAAACTTCGATGAAGAGTATGTTGGTGTTGTTACAACTGACGATTTGATTGTTCTATCTGACGATAAACTGACGGTTAATGTTCCACAGATTGATTACGAGTATGCTTCACGGAGTATTCCGGGTAAGAGTATCGAGAACATTAAATCATCTATTCCTCCGCGTGAGATTGTTATTGCGTTTGATGCAGACGATATCCAGAAGTTTATCAAGGTTGCAAAGAATCTTAATGAAACCATTGTGCGATTTACTATTCCTGTAGAGGGAGAATATATCAATCTAAGCACTGATAAGCGTTCTAAACTCGAAGTTCATGCGGATATTGATAACAAGTATGGTGAGGAGTTTACTGTTGAATTTGATATCAATGCCCTTGAAGATTCGTTTGCAGAGGCACAGTTAGATATTACGATGGGATTTGTCACTGAACAGACAAAGGATCAGTATGGTAATGATGTTCTCTACCCTGTTACGTTTGATTACATTACGGGTAAGAACACGGAAATTGATGTCTCTGGTTTACTTATTCCTCACAAAGTTACGTGGTGATGTAAATGATTACCAACAAACTTTTTGTGGAGAAATATCGCCCACAAACGTTTGAGGATTACATTGGTAATGATACCACTGTAATTACTGGACTACGCAAAGTTGTAAGGGAGAATCCTTTTTCCCTTCCCAATCTGATTTTCGAGTCAAGTGCAGGAACAGGTAAGACCACACTTGCTAAAATTATCATCAATGAACTTGATGCTGATAGACTTTATCTTAATGCGTCTGATGAGCGTGGTATTGATACGGTGCGTGAAAAGGTAAAAGCATTTGCATCTACTGTATCATTCAAGTCTGATGTGCCTAAGATTGTGCATTTAGATGAAGCAGATGGACTTACACCTGATGCACAGAATATTCTTCGTAACATTATGGAGGAGTATTCTTCTCGCTGTCGATTCATCCTTACGTGTAATGTAATTAGTAAGATTATTGAACCACTCCGTTCCAGGTGTAAGGTTGTATCTTTTGGTAAACCTGCACGTAATGAGATTCTTACACGATTAAGACACATCTGCACCGAAGAGAACATTACCATTGACGATATAAGTCTAAATGAGATCATCGATGTTAATTACCCTGATATTCGTTCAATGGTAAAGGCACTTGATATTTACAAGAATCTTGGTGAATTAGACACTAAGAAGAATATCAATGTTGCAGATGAACTTTACACGTTAATTAAGGGTAGGAAAATCACCGAAGCACGTAAACTGTGGAATAGTAACACGGTTGATTACCGGAGCATTACATTCCAAATCTACCTGAAAGTGTGGAATGATACTACACTGTCTGCCTCTGATAAGATTACTGCCATTGAGATCATTGCAGAATCAGATTACAGAATGGTATACGGTGCTAATGCTGAGATTACCTTTGCAAACATGGCCTTCAAACTCATGCGTATTCTTGGTAAGAGAGGTGCGTAATGGATAACAAATCAACCATTAAACTCATCAAGAAACATGGTAAGAGTTATAGTGGTAAAACCAATCTTATTAATTTTCTTGAAGGTAAACATATCACACGCAAGGAAGCGATAAGTGCTTATTGCTACGATTGTCAGGGATATTGTGAAGATGGTAGAGTAGAGTGTGAGCAGTTACAGTGTCCTTTGTATTCTTACAGTCAGTTCAACAAATACAACATCGATAAGAGTGATAAAGAATGATTCTGGTAGACTATCAGATTAAACAGTGTATTGACTATGGAAACCTGATTATTACCCCTTTCAATGAAGAGAGTATAAACCCCAATTCATATGACTTACACCTCTCAAATCAGTTTAAATATTACATTAACAACGGGCAGATGATTGATCCGTATGACCGCAACACAATTCTCTACGGACATGAAGTAGTTGAAGCAGATACCTTTACAATTCAACCTGGAATGTTTGTGCTTGCTGTTTCACAAGAGACTATTACCTTACCTAAAAACATTGCAGCAGCATGTGAAGGGAAATCATCTCTTGCTCGCCTGGGTCTTACCATTCATCAGACTGGAGGTTGGATTGATGCAGGTTTCGGTGGAACTCTTACGTTTGAACTCTTCAATGTAAATAATCGTCCTATTCGTCTTTACAATGGTATGCCGATTGCACAGTTAGTATTTTTTGAGGGTGAAACGTGTAGGGTAGGATATAATGAGAAATCTACTTCCAAATACAAGCATCAGACAGGTGCAACACTTTCACGGTATCATTTGACTAAGGTGTTATAATGCTAGAGATGTATGAATTACAACAGATGCAATCATTACCCTTAGAACTTAAAATTAGAAAAACAGAAATAAGAATTAGGGAATGGTATAATCACTATTATGGTGATGTTTATGTTGCATTCAGTGGTGGTAAAGATTCCACCGTTCTTTTAGACATTGTAAGAAGTCAATATCCTAATGTGCCTGCTGTATTTGTTGATACTGGATTAGAATATCCAGAGATCAGAGATTTTGTTAAGTCTATTGATAATGTTGTATGGCTCAAGCCCGAAATGAATTTTAAGAAAGTTATTGAAACTTATGGGTATCCAGTAATTAGTAAGCGTATTTCACGTTATATTAATGATTTACAGAATCCAACTGAAAAAAATGTAGCATCAAGAAACTTACGTTTAACAGGTATGAATCAAAAGGGTGAATATTGTCCTTCAATGGTTCTTTCTAAGAAATGGAGATACCTAGTTGAAGCACCATTTAAAATATCTGATAAATGTTGTGATGTTATGAAGAAGGGGCCAATGAAGAAATATGTTAAAGAAACAGGACGAGTGCCACTTACAGGTGAAATTGCTGCTGAAAGTAGAATGAGGATGCAGACATATTTAAGACAGGGTTGTAATGGATATGATCTTAAATCACCAAAATCAACACCAATGGGATTCTGGTTAGAACAAGATGTGTTACATTATCTGAAAGATAATAATATTCCATATAGTAAGATTTATGGTGATATTATTGAAAAGAATGGTGAATTAATCTGCACAGGAGAACAGAGAACGGGTTGTATGTTCTGTATGTTTGGGGTTCATATGACTAAGGGTGAAAACAGATTCCAGCGTATGAAGAGAACTCATCCGTCACAATGGAAATTCTGTATTAATCAACTTGGTCTTGGCGAAATACTTGATTATATCAAAGTAGATTATGGTAAGGATACATTCTGGTGATACTCATGAAACTTCTTTTTAATTATTCTGACTTTCACAAGTTCCCTCTCGATGCATGTTTCTCTACCTTACGCTTACTCCTCATTGACAATTTCAATGGTGTCTACAAAGATGAGAATGGTAAACTCATTGCAGTCTTTGATTACAATGAAACAGAACGTGAACAACGTATTATCCGTTCTGCATCAGGTTTTCTTGAAAATTATGGTTACGATTTAAAGCATCATACAGAGATTGTTGAAACGGTAGAGAACCTTGAATTTGTCACTAAAACGTGCGGTGTAGACTATGAGTAAGATGGATGTGCATTATTCCTCAAAGGATATGGAATGGGAAACCCCGCGTGATTTATTCGATGCATTGAACGACGAATTTAATTTTACGCTTGATCCGTGTGCAACATCACAAAATGCAAAGTGTTACAAGTATTACTCTATTGAGGAAAATGGATTATACAAAGATTGGAGTAAAGATATAGTCTTTATGAATCCTCCTTACGGTAAGGAAATACCACGATGGGTAGAGAAGGCATACAATGAGGCATTATGTGGTGCTACTGTTGTTTGTCTCATTCCTGCCCGGACTGATACTTCTTATTGGCATAAATATATCATGCTTGCCGATGAGATTAGATTTATCAGTGGTAGAGTTAAATTTACTAATCCTACTCATCGTAAACCTATGGCAGCACCATTTCCATCCTGCATTGTAGTGTTTGGTGAACGTATACGTAATGGATTAACGAGTAAGGAGTGTATTAAATGCCGTTCAATTTAATGAAGCGTATCATCAGTAAGGAGCAAATCTACCCTTCACATCTTGTAGGAAAGGAATATATGCTTCTCCGTATCTTTTCACAGGATGTAATGTATCTGGAGGAAGCGGATAAACTTAATCAATATTTATTCAAGATCAACCCATCAATCTTTCGTGGATTACTTCTCCTACACGCACAACAGATGTATTGTATGCCTATCTGGATTCGTAAGGATAAGGTGAAGAAAGACAAGTTGGATACACTGCTCGATAATTATTACGAGAAAACATCAAGTGCGCTTGATATGAGTAAAAGAGAGTTTGATGAGTATTCACCTCTTATTAAGATGTATATCAGTGACAAAGATAACATGAAAACATTCCTTGCAGAAATGCAAGCGGATGAAAAGATGTTTAAGAAACAGAAGGTTGCACTCGTAATGCCCGATAAAACGCGCATTGAACAATCGAAGAAGTCACATCAATGCAATTCACTTGATTACTTCTTTTAACTCTTTTTTCATTTCAGTAAGTTTATAACCCTTCAAACTATAATCATTACACATGATTATAACCGAGTCAATAGGGGATTCTATTATCATTCGTGGTCGAGATGAACACGGTGAGCGTTATGAGCAACGTATCAATCGCTTTCAACCCTATTTTTATGTGCCTCGACAGAACATTGTAGGAGAAACCTACTACTCTCTGTTTGGAGAGACATTACAGCGTATTACATGCGTTAATCAAAAGGACTTCAAATCATCGAGAAAACTGCATGAATTTACGTATGAAGGTGATGTGCCCCCTACTATTAGATACCTGATTGATAATTACTACCAGAAAGGTATTGAAAGTGAGGTGATTAGGGTATGTTTTTTTGATATTGAGACGGATGGAATACCCAATATCTCGAAGGCAGACACTATGATTACTTCCATTGCTGCCTATGACAACTTCCGTAATCTCTATTATTGTTTTACGGTTGCACCTGATGGAGTAGTCAGTAAGGACAAATACACTCGTAAGATTCAATTCGATGGTAATGAAGTTGAAGCGCGTGTTTTTATGTTTGTTACCGAAAAGGAAATGCTTAATAAATTCCTTGCATTGGTGCAACAACTTGATTTTGATTTATTCCTTGCCTGGAATGGTGATAGATTTGATTATCCTTACCTATTTAATCGTATGAAAGCGTTGAAGATTAATCCACGTTTGTTGTCTCCCATTAAACAGATGGGTAAGGGTTATGGTGACATTGTAGACAAACCGCGCTGTAGGATTTGGTTAGATTTAATGGTGTGCTACAAGAAACTGTCTACACAAGAAATGGAATCATACTCCCTGGATTATATATCACGTTATGAATTGGGTGCAGGTAAAATTGAACATCAAGAGAAGTTTGAGGACTTTTGGCGCAATAATCTTGACAAGTTCATCGAGTATAATATCAAAGATGTCTACCTCATGGTAAAGATCGAAGAGTCAAAGGGCATTGTCAAATATTTTGATACTATTCGTCGCTTTACCTTTTGCAGTTGGTATGATGTATTCTACAACAGTAAGGTGCTTGATTGTTTCTTTTTACTCAAGGCGAAGGAGTATGGTATTGTCTTACCCACTACTCGTAAGCAGAAGGATTACACAAAGATTACAGGTGCTATTGTCATTACACCAACCGTAGGAGTCCATCAGAATGTAGCAGTAGGTGATGTGCGCTCTTTGTATCCTACAGCGATTCTTACGTGTAATATGTCACCAGAAACGATTGTTACCGATGTAACAAAATGTAACAATTATGTTACCGTTGATGATGTTTACTTTAGTTTAGACAAGCGCGGTTTCATTCCGCGTGTTGTTGAGGATCTTTGGAACTTGCGACAAAAGTTTAAAAATAAGCGTGACACATTTGAACTTGGTTCTCATGATTACGAGATGTGGGATACTATTCAGACTGTTTGTAAGTTCCTACTCAATTCAGTGTATGGAGTGATGCTTGCTCCTCATTTCAGGTTGTTTACAAGAGATATTGGTAAATCTATTACTTACTTTGGACGGAGAACTAATTTGTGGATGCAGGAAAAGGTAAAGGAAAGAGAACATGAGATTGTGGGCGGGGACACCGACGCTATTCTGTTTAAATTGAAAAAGGAGGATGCTAAGGACGTAATTGATGAGGGCATTGAAATAATCGATTACATTAATAACTCACTTGATTACTTTTGTGAATCAGAATTTGGTGATTCAACCTATAACAAAATGTTCATTGAATTTGAAAAGATTTATGGCAATGTATTCTTTGTAGGCGATGAATATGACAATGCGGTAAAGAAGCGTTATGCCGGTCTAATTGTCTACAAGGATGGTGCTGATATATCCGACCATCCCAAACTTGAAATCAAAGGATTTGAGGCAAAGCGTAGTGATACACCTACCGTAATCAGAGAGTTACAAAGTAATGTATTCAAGATGATTCTTACCGGAAAGGGTAAGGAAGAGATATTTCCATTAGTGAAAGAAGTAAGGGACAAGATCATTGCAGGTGTTTATTCTCCTTATGAAATAGGTATTCCAAAAGGTGTATCAAAGGATTTTCACGAATATACTTCCAACATGCCTATTCACATTCATGGTGCAATTTATTTCAATAAATACTGCAATGGTAATATCAAAATGGAGAAGATGAAATATATCTATGTTAAAGATGTTCCACCAGGACTGCCTAAGACACATGCAATATCATTCACCGATGAACAACCAATACCTGAAGGATTCGTTATAGATTATGCGCGCATGGAAGAGAAGTTGATACGTGAGAAGTTCAATTACATATTCTTGAGCATGGGATGGAATATACACGAATTAGACGGAATAGAACGTTTCTGGTAGAGGAATATAAAATCTCTTCAATTCTTTGAGTAAAACGTGCATTTCTGACACCTATCTTTTTCAAAGGTATAAACACCCGTCCAAAGAAAGATAGGGTCTGGAAACATACGAAAACGATATGATTCCGGTATGATTTTTTGATTGTAGAGGCACATTGTTATCGTGTAAAGCGACTATTCTTTTTTCTGTTCAAAACATAAGACATAAATAATCAAACTGAAAACTAATTATGCAGGTGAAAGGATGATTGAGATAGACAAGATCAAGTATCCAGAACTTGAAAGGATTGCGAATCTGAAACCTAACCCTGAGATTCTTTTGGGTCAGGAAATCTTTTTTCAAGTAAAAAGAGATGGTTCCTGCCTTGGAATCTGTTTAAATGATGAAAATAACATTCATTTACGCAGTAGGAATCTAGCAAATGCCTCTGATATGTTTTACAGTGGATTCAATCAGACATCCCATGTTGATGCAATCCGTGACATGATTCTAAATGAGCGTGATTATGGTGATGAATTAGTTGTTTTTGGTGAAATGTTAATGAAAGGACGTTCACCTACACGTATTGAGATGCATGAGGATTATGATTTTGTAGTGTTTGATATTTGGAGCGCAAAACAAAACAGATTCCTTCATTATAACAAAGTGTATCAGACCTGTTATCACTTTGATATTCCGGTTGTAGAATTGTATGGAACGTGCAATGTTTCTACAATTGAATCTCTGTATGAATTTAAAGATGAGATGATTACAAAGGCGAAAGAAAACAGCATGGAGGGTGTTGTAGGTAAAGTTTGGGCTGAATTGCCCTGGAATTGTGGTGAAGGTGCAGGAACTAAGAGGGGTATTGTTTATTTCAAAGAGAAACAGGATCTTCCTTCTCTGGAAAAGATACCTAGAATGGAAGAAATAGGTAAGATTCAGTTACCTACATTACCTGATTCTGAAATTTACGGTGCAATAGAAAAGGTAAGAACAGACATTGGTAATGACTTTACTGATATTAAAGTTGCAATGCCGTTAGTTGCGCAATATATTAATGAAGAATGTAAGAAACATAATTGTTGTGCACCTAGAAACATTTTCCAGTATTATCAACAGAGAATCAGGGATATTCAGATTGAAGGTGTTTAATTGATTTGCCTGGATATTTACAATGAGGAGTGTAAATGTTACACTCCTTACAATTTCCTCGATTTCTGTGGATTTGAGTGTCATTACAATGACATAACAGGAATGTATGATGTTAATGGATTTGTCAATGGTGCAGTGAATATTGCATCATTTGAGGATGAAGAACTTGCTGTTGTTGTTACACGTTCTCTCTTTACACTTAAATCAATGGCAGAAGTAAATCCACAACCAGAAGCACGATTCATTGATGTGGATATGATCATTGAAGAATTGGAGAATATGGAAGAAGAAGAGGAAGAAGTTTTGATTACTGATGAACAAGTCAAAGAAAGAACTATTGGTAATATAATAGATCAAAATTATTCTTACATTGTTTGTATTCTTATTGGTTTTATGATTGGATTTATTATTGTATGTGTGGTGACTTAATGAAGAAATTAGTTATTGCAGTAGATTTTGACGGGACTATTGTAACAAACAAGTATCCTGACATTGGTTATCTGAAGCGTAATGCTAAAGAGGTAATCAATGAACTATATGATGAGGGACATGATATTATCATCAATTCATGTCGTCAAGGGAGAGAAGAACGTGAAATGGTTGAATTTCTCATTGATAATGAAATCAAGTTCAATGATGTCAATGAGAATCTTTGTTACCGCATTGAGGAATATGGTAATGATTGTAGAAAGATTGGTGCAGATATTTATATTGATGATAAGGAATACTCACACAGGGTTATTTGTTGGAATGATATTCGCTACCATGTAATGCGTAAGGTAAATCGTAAACCCCTTATTATCTGTATTGTGGGCGAGTCAGGAAGTGGTAAGACAACCATTGCAGAGTATATTGAGCGTGAGCATGGTATCAAGATGATGGAGTCCTACACGGATCGTCCTATACGTTATCCAGGTGAGACAGGACATACTTTTGTAACCAAAGAAGAGTTTGATACCTTCTCACGCGATGATATGATTGCCTACACAGAGTTTGGTGGGTATCGTTACTGTTGTTTGAAGAAGGATGTGCTGGATTATAACACATATGTAATTGATGAGCGTGGATTGATTTACCTCATGCAGAACTTCGGTGAAGTGTATGACATCAAGTGCATTCGTGTCTACGCTGATTTGTCTACCAGAATTAAACGTGTAGGCAAGGAACGTGTAGAGAGAGATGAAGGAATGTTTACGATACACAGAGACAGTGAATTGTTTACGTGTAGATTAAACAACAATTTATCGCTTAATTATATGCAGAGTGAGATTGACTTTTACTTGAAACAGATGTTGGTGTAAAAATGAAACTGATTCATACGTATTGCATTGGACACGCACATGAACTTATTGTAAAGGAAATATACAATAAAGGTTACGGGCGTATTACAACGAAAGGGGAAAAGACACTTGAAATTGATGGTTCTTGCATTGTAATTGATAATCCGTTTACAGAACCAATGGTAAGTGAGCGAGCACCTTTTGGTAAACTATTTGCAGAACAGTATGCAGATCAGATTCTTAATGGAACTAAGGCAGATTTTGATTACACGTATCATGATTTGATGTTTGATTATATGTATGGTGATGAGGAATGTTATGATTTTGTTTATAGCCATTTCAATCAGGTTGCCTACGTAATCAATGAACTTAGAGATCATCCTACTTCCCGTCAAGCGGTTATGTCTCTGTGGAATCCACCTCTACACTTTGATATGGAGAATTGTCCCTGTTTAAATCATGTGCAATGTGTAATCATAGATGGAAAGTTGTGCATGAATGTAACCTTCCGTAGCAACGATATGTGCGCTGCCTTCGGTCAAAATGCGTTTGGACTTGTGCATCTTCAGAAATACATTGCAGATGCACTTGGATTACCTATTGGACGCTATCAACACGTAAGTCTAATTCCACACATTTATATAACGCGAGATGAAAATGATATTGAAAGACTTGTAGGAGTTGATTAAGATGGTTTACAAACCCCAAAATTCAAAACAGATTGCAGCAATGCATGAAGAACGGAAACGACAAGAACAGAATGAACAGTATGTTAAGGCAACATTCTCTCATTTTCTTTCAGGTAATCCTACATTTGTAATCCGCGATGAATCGGGACAGATTCTTGCAATGGCTATGGATGAACCCGTAATTAAAAATGCACAGACACGTATTATTGAAAAGACAAATAAGTATTATGAGTATGAGAAAATGGTAATGAGACTTGAGAAGGTGGAATAACTTGAAGGGTGATTTTGGTTTATCCTTACACATGAATCTTTTTGAGTGCAATCATGAAAAGATTTGTGATGGTGAATATATCAAGGCGTGGATGATTGATCTTTGTAACTTTATTGACATGAAACGTCATGGTGAAATGGTTATAGAACGGTTTGGAACTGAACCACAACTCTATGGTTACTCTGTAATACAACTTATTGAAACATCGTGCATCACTGCACATTTCAGTGAGGAAACAGATTGTTGTTATATTGATGTATTCTCTTGTAAAACATTCAATGGACCAAAGACTGCAAAGTGTTGTGCTGATTACTTCAATGCACATGCTTACACTTACAAACTATTCAAGAGGTAATTACTATGAGTGACATTGTTAATGAAGTTCTTGCTGCTCGTTATTTCCGTGAAGGTGAATCGTCCTGGGAAGATGTCTGTAGAAGAGTTGCAGACTATGTAGGAAATACGGACGATGAACGAGAGATTTACTATGATATGATGGTGAATAAAGATTTTGTGCCTAATTCGCCTACACTTATGAATGCAGGAACGGAAATAGGACAACTTTCTGCATGTTTTGTAATTCCTGTAAATGATTCAATGGAAAGTATTTTTGATGCAATTAAAAATGCCGCATTAATTCATAAGGCAGCAGGTGGAACAGGATTTTCCTTTGGTAATCTTCGACCTGAAGGTGACAAAGTAAATGGAACAGATGGTGTTGCATCAGGCCCCATTTCTTTCATGAAAGTGTTTAATGCTGCTACTGGTGCTGTGGTTCAGGGATCTAAAAGAAGGGGTGCGAATATGGGTGTTCTCCCTGTTTGGCATCCAGATATTGAGAAGTTCATTGCGTGTAAGAATACTGAAGGTGATCTTTCTAACTTCAATATTTCTGTAATGATTGATGATGAATTTATTAGTGCTGTAAAGAATGATAAAGAGTATAATCTTCACTTCGATGGTAAAGTTTACAAAACAATCAGAGCGAAAGAAGTTTTTGATAAGATTGTAGATGGAATTTCCAAGACAGGTGAACCAGGGGTATTATTCTACAATACAATTAATGATGATAATACTTGCAAACATCTTGGTAATATTGAAGCAACCAATCCGTGTTTGGTTGGTGAAACACTCATTCTTACCAATGAAGGATATAAGCGCATTGATGAGTGTGTAGATAAAGAAACAACTATCTGGAATGGGTTTGAATGGAGTGTTGTTACTCCGTGTGTTACTGGATACGATCAAGAGGTTATGGAAGTAACATTCAGTGATGGTAACAAAGTAAAATGTACTCCTTATCATAAGTTTGTTTTACAATATGGTTATAAAGGTAATAAAAATAAAATTGTTAAAAAAGAAGCAAAGGATTTAGTAGTAGGTGACAAACTTATCAAGTGTGATTACCCCGTTATTGAGGGTAAAAAAGAACTTGAATTTGCATATACACATGGTTTCTTTAGTGGTGATGGTTATAAATGTCAATCAAATGGTATAAAGTATATATATTTATATGGAATTAAAAAAGATTTAGTAGAATATTTAAATGCAAAACGTGTTAATTATAATCAAAGTGATGATCACGATAGAATTCTTGTTACATTACAGGGTGATTATGAAAAATTGTTTGTTCCTAATTGTTCATATACAATTAAATCAAGATTAGAATGGTTAGCAGGAATTGTTGACAGTGATGGATGTAAAAATACAAGTGAAGGTAGTATCGCTATTTCATCTGTTAAAAGAGATTTTTTAATGGATGTAAAATATATGCTTGATACACTTGGTATTAATACTTCTGTTAATTTGATGAAAAAATCTGATTATAAATTAATGCCCGATGGTAATGGTGGTCAAAAAGAATATTATTGTCTTGATTGTTATAGACTTACAATTCCTGCATCTAATGTTAAAAAATTGGTTGATCTTGGGTTTAAAACATATAGAGTCCCCACTGTAACAACTAATAAAAGAGATGCAAAAAGGTTTATTAAAATTGTATCTATTGAACGGAACAATGAAATTGTAGACAAGGTTTACTGTTTCAACGAGCCTAAGAACCATACTGGCATTTTCAACGGCATATTGGCCTCTAACTGCGGAGAGCAACCACTATTACCAGGCGAATCATGTAATCTAGGCAGTATAAATTTATCTAACTTTGTTAATAATAATGGATTAATGCAAAATGATTTAATAAATACCATTGAACTTTCAACAGAGTTTCTTGATAAGATTATTGATCTTAACAAATATCCTATTGAAGAGATTGCAGAAGCGAGTAGAAAGACTCGTAAGATTGGATTAGGTTACATGGGATTCCATCACATGCTAATGAAGATGGGTATTCCTTACGATAGTTCTGATGCACTGTATCAGGCAAAAAAGGTTATGGGCATTCTTAATGATATGTCTGTTCTAACATCAAGAGAACTTGCAAAAGAACTTGGTGTATTTCCAGCATATGAAGGTTCTGATTGGTTCCTACATGATATACCCATACGTAATGCAACTACAACATGTATAGCACCCACTGGAAGTATTGCAACACTCTCTGAAACCTCATATGGTATTGAACCTGTTTATTCCCTGGTTCACAAGCGGTATACATGGGTAGATGGTAAAAAGAAAGGATACCTGATGGTTGATCCAGTCTTTGAAGAAAAACTGAATAATTACATTGAATCACATGTTGAGGTTTCACAATGGGACAAAAAGAAGCAGGAAGTAATCAATCATGCTTACGAAACAGGGACTATTCAAGATATTACATGGTTGCCTAAAGAGTTTAAATCTGTGTTCAAGACGGCTCTTGACATCGATTGGAAGTCACACATTGACATGCAGGCAGCGTTTCAACAGTATTGTCATGCTGCAATCAGTAAGACAATTAACATGCCTCCAGGCGCTACTAAAGACGATATTAGAAGTGCTATTCTTTACGCTTATGAGAAAGGATGTAAGGGAGTTACCATTTATGTAACAGGTAGCAGAGATGATATTGTAATGGAACTCAAGAAAGATTCCACCCCTACAACACCACTCCCCGATGGTAGAATCCTACCTAAGCGCCCATCTGATCTTCCCGCTACAAATAGTAAGAGACGTTCAGGTTGTGGTAAACTTATCATTTCCGTTGCAGAAAAAGATGGTAAACCCTATGAATGCATTATAAACAACAAAGGTGGTTGCACCGCTATGAATGATGCATTGGGACAGATGATTTCTCTTTCAATGCGTTGGAATGTTCCTACCTGGGATATAATCAAGACTTTACGTAATGTTACTTGTCCTGTCGCTTACAAGAAATTCTCTGAAGGTAATTGTGATGGAAAATCATGCTCGGATGTTATCGGTCGAGTAATTGAAAGTCTGATTCCTGATAAAGAATCAGAACCAATTTCTATTCCATGTAAGGAAGAAATAAAGACTGAATCAAATATCTGTCCTGAATGTGGTGAACATTTAAGTATGGTTGAAGGTTGTAAGACTTGTGCGTGTGGATACAGTAGGTGCGGATAATGTTAGAACTAAACGAAAATGAACTTGCACAACTCAATCAGTTTATCGCTCGACATGAGCGTTGTTTTGATGATAATAAATATGAATTAACGATTCACTTACACATTATTGGAACAGGAATTGGTTGTGTTCATAAAGCGGAATGTGAAAATTGTGGTGAATGTATCGATTTAACAGACTATGGATGTTGGTAAGGTGCATTTCATTTCTACCCTTAAATCAATTTTAAAGCGTATATCAGTGAGAAAAACCTATTCAGATTACTGTATTACTTCGGAGTTGGATTAAATGTCAGTTGCACATTATTACTACATGGAAACAATGCAAAATGAACGATGGATTACCTTTGATTCTTTTGAATCAGTAATGAAAATGGCATTCTTTGATTTTGTCAATGGTAAGAATATTCCACGTAAAGTAGAGTATGAGAACAAGACTTACAAATTTGTTGATATGTGTAAGTATTGGGCAGAACGTGGATGGTTACAGGCATGGATGAGCGGTAAGGAGGTAAGGATTTGAAGTTCCGCATGAGTAAGAGTAAAATGTATCTTTACCGTAAGTGTCCTCGCAAGTTCTACATTGAGACTTACACGATTTATGGTAAGGACCGCGTTTCAAATGAAGCAGCGAAGAAAGGTAGCACTCTGCATGAACTATTTGAATCTTTCAATAAAAATGCAGCAGACTTTGAATACTACGAGCAGTTCTTAATGAAGGATGATTTCTACAAGACACATATTGGTAACTTCTACATCATTCTTTCCATGTTTGGTCTTGATCGTGCTACCTACGCTGAACGTAAATTGTATGATGAAGAGAAGAATCTTGTAGGAATCATTGATGCAATTTATGAGAAAGATGGTAAGAACATCCTGGTTGATTACAAGACGGGTAAGTATCGTGTAAGTGATTACAAGAATTATCTTGATGAACTACACTTGTATGTCTACCTAGTGCAGAAAACAACTGGAATAACTATTGATCAGGTTGGCATATTCTTTACTGGTTATCCTGATGATTCTTTCATTGAAGATGTGGAACAGAAACGTATTAAATCCGTGTTACGTAAGTTTGACAATACAGTAAAGAAGATTGAAGAAAAGAAGTTTGAAGCAAAACCATCATGGTTGTGCAATTATTGTGAATTTGCCTACATATGTGACATGATTTATGATGAAACCACACAAGATGACTTCCTCTAAATAACAATCTATTTAAACTCTTTTTTACATATAGAATAGTGGTGGAAGATTGTGTGCGCTACTATTCACAAGTTACTTTATGATTCATTCCCGCGTCAAATTTCTATTCCTTACCGGATTACAACAAATACTTCTGAGGAATTTTACGAGCAGATAAATCGCTATAAATCATACAAGCGGGTGTTTGCTACCATTTATAATTATACGTCCTCTGAAGTGTATGATAATGCATTCCTCAACGTAGATAAGATATTCTTTGACCTTGACGGCGAGAAATCATTTGTTGATGCAGTTAAACTCTCAAATGAGTTTGATAAGCGTAATATGCGCTACTTGATGCTTTATTCTGGTAATGGATTTCACTTCTACCTCTTTACCAAGAATTACACGGATTTGAAGAATAAGAAAGCAGCACTCTTTAGCGCACACACATTTTTTGTAAGGAAGTTCAAATTGACTACAATGGATGAGAAAGTCATGGGAGATATTGCGCGTGTAGCAACCATTCCCGGAACATTCAACAATCGTCGTGGTAGATACTGCATACCCCTTACAACAGATGATCTTGAGCGTGGATTGAAGTTCATACAGCGTAAGGCTACAGTGCAACCACATCCATGTGATTATGTAATTTACGGTAGCAAATACCTAAACATGGAAATGTTTGATGTGGGTGGAAAATACTATTGTAATCGCTGTAATTCACTCTCCTTACAAGATTATAGATTTGAGTTTGATGAAGCCATTTGTAGGCAGATAACGCATGATTCTCTACTCAAATCTCTTCCACCATGCATTTCATCCTTACTGATAAACAGTATGTCAAAACGAGTAGGTTTTAGAGGGCGCTACTTGCTTATTTCCTACCTGCGTGATAGTGGTTTCCTCTATGGCGAGATCAAGGATATACTTGAGAAATATCTTGTAAGCACACGTAATGGACGCACAGAGGCGTATCATTGCATTGTAGAAGAGCGACAACTTGATAGACTGCTTGATGTTTACAACCAACCTATTTTCCCACGTTGTGAACTTGTCAAGCAGTATGGTTATTGTCCTCATCCTGGTTACTGTGACTTTACAAGAGAGTATGGAACGATAGACAAACATTTAGTAAAAATATATAGGTGATACCATAGAATATTTGATTGTAGATACAAGAGAACCCAAAACTGTTCAAAATAAGATTGCTCGCATTGCAAAAACATTAAATGTTGAAGTCCGTTTTGAATATATGGAATCGGGTGATTTCGCTTGGGTTATTGATGGTGAGAAGAAGATTGTCATTGAACGTAAATCTGTTGCTGATTTTGTCAATTCGGTGCGCGATGGAAGATTAGAAACTCAACTTACCAACCTTGAACAGTTTGATGAACCTTACCTTTTCATACACGGTAATTTCAAGAGTCTCTACTTTATTCCTTACGCTAAACAATGGAAAACCACACATACTGTTGGTTCCCTCTGTTCTGTAGCAGCAAGGTATAATGTAAAGATGATTCAATTTGATACCGCGCCTCAATTATTCCATGCAATCTTTAAGATCCGTGAAATGGTAGGCAAGGGTAAGAAAGTAGAGAGTGTTAAGCATAAGAAAGTTAAGTCAAGTACAAATCCACTCTATGACATTTACTTGTCCTTGCCTGGAGTGGGTGATAGACGCGCACAGAAGTTACTTGAAGCGTATCCTAAACTTTCTGACTTGATTACAGATTATAAAAATGGTGCATTGAAGATTAAACTCCCAAAAGAGACTATTGAAGCACTCAACTTTTTATGAGGTGGTATAAAATGATTATAAGTATTGAAGGTGTTGAGGGAAGTGGAAAAACCACTGTCCTTAACTATTTACGTGAAAATCTGACTGACTTTGAAGATATTGTTTACACGGCAGAACCATTCGCTGAAGATATGCGTGATTTGATTAAGAAGCATAAGGACAACCCTGAAAAACAATTACTTCTTACGCTGCTCGATCATTATGACCACATTGATTCATTCATCACTCCTGCACTCGAAGAGGGTAAGATTGTAATTACCGATCCTTACCTGGATGAAATCATTGCGCGTTATGGTGTGGTCCTCTCGCGCGACACTGATGAGATTATGCGCTTCTTCGATGGTAATACACTCTTTCCCGATATAACCATCTTACTTTACGGTAATCCATCGATGTTCGCCTTACGTAATGCTAAACGGCGTAAGATAAACAACATGACAGAGGAAATACAGCGTTTAAGTAAGATTCAGGACAATTATATAAAACTTGCAAAAGAGGGAAAACATCGATATTTCATTCTGGATGCAAATGGTTCTGTTGACAATATTTGCTTCAATGTGGAAAATACCCTCCGTTATTACCTGTATCGTTATTATCATCCAGAATAATTTTTGCATAATAGTTCAGGTTGAATCAATTTCAAAACCCTTTTATAGACAAACGTAAAACTAATTGTATACAACATAGGTTTGGTGTAAAGAAAATGGATTACAAGGTTTGTGGCGTCTTTGACGCGGAAAAGAGTAAGGTTGAGAATGTCTACTTTAATCTTGTAGACAATGATAAATTTGTTACGCTTGAACTTGTGGATGAGAATGGAAACCATGTGATATGTAGTAACATTTGCAACATTGATAAACAGTCAGGTAAAATTGATACTTGTTGTAATGTTAACTCTTATCTTGGATTTATTCTTGATTCATATGGTCGAGTAACCATAAACTAGAATCAAAATATTACCCCTGAAACATATCAAAACTATATGTTTCCGCACCCTATCTTTTTTCAGATGAGTAAATATACCTCTTCAAAACATCATGCTCGAAAAGTGATGTTTTACTCAAAGAATTGAAGAGATTTAAAAAAGGTAAGAGGATTTATCCCCTTACAAACTTCCGCGTAAGGAAGTTATAGAAAAGTATCTGAAACTGCATAGAATGTTGGTATGCAGTTCTATTTTCGGTAAGAATATATTTAAACTGTGATTCTAACCATTCTTCAAATTCAGGACTACGTAACATTGCATCAGAATCAATCTTCTGTGCATGGAGAAGTTCATGCCAAATGCGTAATCCAAATCCTAATTCATCTGTTTCCCATGTGTTCTTTGTTACACCAACACTCTTTCCTGCACAACCTCCTGCATATTTGGCATTACGAGCCTTACCATCGAAGATTACAACAGTATTATCCGCTTCAGGTATAAGAAATCCCTTCCATTCTCCATTCATTACACGATACTTAGGTGCTTCTGTAAGGAAGTTGAATTTCCACAATTGAGGAATAAGGTAAAGAGAGTTCTTTACAAATTCCGGATCAATGTTATCTTCAATGTAAATATCAATTTTTATTGGTCTTTCTTTAGGTGTTCCAAACACAGCAGATAAAAGTGTAAAGAAGTAGAGTTTAAATTTCTTTATATCAAATTTCATACATCACCTCTTGAATAATCTGAACAACCGGATATACCAATCCTGTCCAATGACATCTTCAATCTCTTTGTAAATCTTACGTGCTTCATCGGGACTGATATATCCATCCTCATAACTCTCTTCAATCGCACCAATAATATCCTGAATCTCTTTGAACGATACTCCTTTCCCTACAATAAATCCAATACCAACAGTAAGAAGGGTAGAAACAATCATGTAGAGAATACCACTGTCAATTAAAAACTGTAAAATGTTATCCATTTAAATCACCTCAACTATATATTTGTCAGATGTATATTTCCATGTAACAGAATCAGCTGTTCTATCCGTTGCTTCACCAATCTTGAACTGAATTACGTGCTTACCCTTTTGTTTATGCTTGTAAGGATACCAGAACCAAATTGCAAGACTTTTATTCTTCTCTAGAATATTCGTGGTAAGCATCTGATCCAGAATATCATCCACAAATACACCAATTGTTATTCTACCTATTTCCGTTCCTCTTACACTGAAGAATACTTTATAATCTTTCAGGTAAGGAATCACTTTTAATGGTTGAGGGGTTGTTACAGAATTACACCAAACCTTTTCTATATATCCATTGCCAAATTCATTCATTTTTATTCACCTATAATTTTTAATAAAAACACCATCACGGTAAAGTTCAATATCTTCAAGTGTCATCTGTTCTTTCGTGTATTGTTCAACAAACTCATCATAATTATTTTGCACAGTAAACACACCATTGATTACAAGTAAGGGAGGTTCAGTAGGTGTTACAAGACGTTTAATGTAAGACTGTTTCTGTGTAATGTTGCCTCTGTCACCATAATTAATCATGACAGGTTCATACACAGTTCTACAAATAATAGAATCTTGTAATCCTACTTTAATCGCTCCAGGAGTGTTACCAAAGGTGTAGAGTCTATCTTTAATCTTGAAGTCAAAGTGCAACACATTCTGAATCTCATTCCACGTAGCAGGGAGGGAGAATGAATCCATATCCACTTCAACAGTCTCGTAAATAGGATTCTGCACTTCTACTTCATTACCCTCTTCATCATAGGAAATGATTGTCTCGTAATCAACAATCGCCTGATAAGTTTCAGCAACATCGAGGTATGCAACATTATACTCTTCAGGTTCTTCAAGTTCATTGACTACTTCTTTTGTTTGAATTTCTATTACAGAAAATTGAATATGTTCTTCCGTTGTAGGAAAATCACCCCGATATTCTATCTTACGTAACATTTATTTCACCTCCACCTTACGCTTCTGTGATGGTTTCACACCACTGATAAATGCTAAATCTTGTGGGTATAAAACACTGTTACCTGAAACTGGAATCAGGGAAAGAGATTCCACGTAAGTAGCAGGTTGATTACAAGTGGTAGAGTTCTTTACACCTACTGTTAAAACATCAGTCTCATTTTCTTTGATAGTAATTGGTGTAGTTTTAATGGTGTAATCAGCATCTACTACAATAGAAGTATTATCAAGTGTAGTAGAAGTAGTTTCGTTGACATATTCAAGCGATACTTCGTCTGCATTAGGATTAGTTGTTTTTACTTTTGCAGAAGTAAGGTAAACACCTTTGTCTACATTTGCAGTAGTGAATGTGTTGTAAACAGATTCTTCCACTCCATATCTCGCACCACTTCCGATTCCACCAACACATGCAACTACACCACTTGTAGTATCAGATGATTCAGCATTGATAATAATATCATAAACGTAGAAGTTAGCGGTTGCCATTTTCATTTTGACATTACTTGCAGCAATCGTTAATCCTGTTTTAGTTCCCTTCAAAACCCTGTCAGCATAAACAGTAATCGAAGTAGTGCCTACAAGTAATTCAACATTAACTGCATTGGTAGGATCAATAGTATATGTTTCAGCAGTCCCACCATTAAATGCAATCGCACCTGCATTAGTGATGTTTATTTCATTATTACCTACCAATAGTGTAATACTACCAGATGCAGCAGAACGCTGAATCTTGAACTGATAATATCCTTCTCCAAACGTTAATCCGGTAGGATAGATATAGGTTGTATCTGCAAGTGTTAATCTTCCATTAGTAGTATCAACCACAGAAGAAGTTACACCTGTAAATTCTGCAATACAATTCCAGTTAAAATCAACGATAAACGCTGAACAAGTTACTTCAGTCATAAACTAACACTCCCATTATGCACTCCAATATGACAATCACGGCAAAGAGTTATACCGTTATCTTCATCCCACAGAAATTCACAGTTACGCATATCTAATATATCTTCAATTTCATATGTTTCAAAAATATCTTCAACAGTAACAATATGATGAACATCTAAATTACTTTTACATCCACAATTTTTACAAGTATGTTCATCGCGTGTCATTACATTTTCACGCCATGTTTTATATTTTGTTGATGTTCTCATTGAATGTTTTAAATCAGTATTACCATCAACATAAGAATAACTGTTTTCACCGCTAAATTTACACGAATTTGAACAAAACATTGTTTTTTCTTTATGTGCAAAAAATAATTTCCCACAAAATTTACAATTTTTTAGAAAACCATATCGTTTTCTATATTTACCATATTCATTTGTATAGATAAAATAATCAAGATTTGAAGTTACATAAACATATAATCCATCAACAATATTTATATCAATTATTTCTACATATATACCCATACACACTTTGCAACAAAATTCACTGTCATGAATTGTAAAAAATTCATTGCCACATTCTTTACACGTTTTTATCTCACCATATCTTCTACGGTAATTATTTGATGATGTTTTTTTCTCTAAAATATAATGTCTATTTGTTTCTTCATCAAAATATACTTTTTTTCCACAATAAAATTTAAAAGTATTCATTATTATCAACTCGTAGAGTATAATCCAAGCATTGCTCCTCGGTGGATGGGTTTGTTGTAGACTCTAGTGCCGGAGATTTGGAGATTGTCGAATGTAAGGTTCGTATTCTGTGTCCGAATCATCACCTCAATAGCAGCCATGAACGGAGACGTTACCAGCGCGGGTATCGAGCAGGAGCAGATGGCAACCCCCCCATAATACGCTGTTACAAGTCCTGATGCACTTACCGTCACACGCAGAGTTGCAGGGAATATGGGGGTAATTGCACCTAAAGCGAGGGGCGTTCCTGTCGCCATACCATCAGAGTTAAATGCTGTTATGATGATGTCGCTATTTGAAGATCTGAGATAAACCCCGTAATAATTGATAATTCTACCCGATGATGAACCGTATGCGTTGAACAGGGGGATGAACGCTCCATACAGCGAAGCAGTCCCGTTAAGAGTGACGGATAGATCCAGATCACGGAACTTCATAAACGGGTAATAGATATGCCCGTGTTGGTACGAATCTCCCGAAGAGGTGAATCGTAACGCACCATCTGCAACCGCAATCGCCATACTACTTCCTCCGACTACGGTTACGGCTCGCCCAAGCGAGTTCTCGCTAAACTCATCGCGGAACCAGAACGGTTCTTCCACCTCAACATTGGTTCTGCCAACGATGGATTCAGCGCGGATGGAGATATTATCAATCGCATACGTCTGTGTTTCTGCTCCTGCACCGTTAGCATACCAACCAGTGTAACCCTCTGACAGAGTTGTGAACAGTTTACCCGTTGGAGTTGCAGGTTTCGCTCCAGCAGCATTGTAGATGTAATACCAATACGCACCTGAAAGATCCTTCTCAATCTCAATCCTTGCGACATCACCATCATCTAATCCACTGTCTGCACCTTCTGTAACGGTTGTTCCAGAGAGAGTAGCAAGATTCCAATTCCCTGCTCCATCAGACTGTAATCCTACACCGATACCATCAGTCATCAGTCCGTTAGCCGGATGGGTTACAAGAGTAATGAAATCGCCATCAGCACCCGTAGGTAGAGTGACATCGTAGATTTGAGAACCTTCTGTGAACTTGTAGGATTTAAGTCTACCAGATGCTTTTCCATTCGCTCCTGTCGCTGTGGTGACATTCATCCGCTTGTTTACGTCATCGTAGGCAACTGTTCCGGTGACTGCCTGATACCGCCCGTTTGCACCAGATACGGTGTCGGTGGTGAAGTCGTCGGTGTAGGAGATGGATGGACGGTATGTGATTGATGCAATATTCGCATTACAAGAATACTGGATATATGGGATACCAACTCCAATTTTAGCATCAGAGATACTGGGGTAATTATTGGATGTTGGGGCATACGTATTCCCAAGAGAACCGTCAAGGTAGAACGTGATCCCGGTAGTAGTCCAGACCACTTTTAGGGTGTGATAGTTTCCATCATTAAAGTTAATAGAATCATACGTTTTCCCGCTCCCGGACACGATCACATTATTCTTATGAAGGTAACATCTTGAAATAGTATTTCCAATTTCTCTTGTGAGTAAAACCCCCCAATAATTGACCCCGTTCACAGCGAAAAGGATCGAGATTAATTTCTTCGTATCGATTTCAGGGTCGTTGACTTTGAATACGAGTTCGTATTCCCCATACTTGCACCCTGCAAATTGTGATACAATTTCTGGTTGAACTGATTCACCGTTCGTATTGAATACAAGTTCTCCCCCGGATACCGTGAAGTAATTCTTGGAGTTTGCGACCACATTATCATAGAAGGGAAATGAATCAACGCTGAAATCATCCTTCCAGAACTTCCGCTCGATGTCGTTGTTGTCCTTACTAATAACTAAATCTGTTGCCTGTTTATACAAGTAAGATGTAATCTCACACGGAATGACAAAAGGCACTACGTAAGAATCACTCGATTCACTACCAGTAGTCTCAATAATATCTCCATCAATACTACTCGTAACATCAACAGACTTAATCAAACCGTAGACACTATTAGCATCAATACCTGCAATGATACCATTCTCATATTCTACCAATGCACCAGGGGTAGACTCGAAGGTATAATGATCCTTGTAAGTTCCAATTACATCCTTGTCAATTACAACATTGAATGGTGTAATCTCAACAGTATCAATCTCTTTTGCACTCGTAGACTCTGATGTTGCATTACCTGTGTCTAACTCGAAAGTAAACTTCAGGTAATTGGGTTTAATCTCCTTAAACTTGATTGCAACCGAATCATCGCCAAACGCCTTGTTATACAGTTCACCAATTTCAACGGGAGAAGTGCCAGTAACATTGTAAACCTTTGTTGCATCCTTCCAGGCAGTTTGTTTGATTACCCACCGGAACATAGAGTTCTGAACAACAATGTCACCTGCAAAATCATGTTCAGGATTGTAGACTTGTATCCAATCTGCTTCTGCTGCATCGGTTGTTACAGTGTCGTAAACCTTACACTCACCAACATCATATTCTACTGCTACATCAAACGCAACTCTCGCTCTCTTTTCAGGTAGGAGGAAACCATAGTTGACTGCAATATTGGATACACTATCAGTTGCTTTTGATACTGTTACAGTGTATGTCAAACCCCTCTGAAGTATGCTGAAAGATGCTGTTTTCACTATGTTCCAGACCCCATCTCCTACCAGGGTATGTAAACTATCAACCACATTATTAGTACCGTCAGAAACAGTGATTTTAACGTCACCATTGACCGTAGAATCTGCTTTAATGCGTAAGACTACACGGTAAGAACCAAGCGGAATATCAACACCTGAAACCATCGTGTAAGAGATAGATTCATCCTTTGCATCGAGTAGATTGTAGGACATCTTATACGCTGTTTTATCATACTTAGGAGTGTCAGAGGTAGAATGTATCACATTGTCAGGATAGAATGCGGGAAATGGTCTATAAATCGGTAAGTCTCCTGCCATAAATGCAGGTGTAGGTAACTTTACACTGTCTTGCGAAGTCTTAACTCTAACATTGGTAGCACCAATGGGAAGTGCAACATGCGGTGGAAACTCAATGTTAAATTCATTCTCACGCATTTCAGTTTCTACTTCCACTACACGCTCATATTTTGTAGCAGGTAGATACTTGCCTTCGATTGAATAATTCCTTACACCTAACTCTTCTGAAGTCTGTGGAGCATCAGCACTTTCAATCTCAATGAAACCATCTAAGTCTGCATACTTTGTATAACAATATCCAGCGGAACGATACTGCAATGCCTCTACATCTTCTGCGTATTGTGCATCATTCTTTTCTCCATCATTGTAAAGATAACCATCAAGTGTAACAGGTTGAAGATTGCGACGTATGGAAATAGTCTTAGGGTCGGATATGTTAATACCTGCAATCTCTTTTGTTATTTTCGAGACAGATTTCTTATCAATGGAAGAAAGAATGGGTAAATAAATGTCACCTATATACATTTTGTATCACCTCTTAAATTTTAATAATATACATCAATGCAATATTACGTGGACGGGTTTCTGTGCCGCCAGTGGCCCCAACAGTAACTTCAGACGATAAAGTATTAGCAAACCTATCAACATAAGGATATAATAAACCATAAGAACCATAAGAACCTACAAAATGTGTATGTCTTTTTAATTCATCCTCTTGTGATGAACCCAAAACACGATCTGAATCTACACCACGTTCATTATCCCAACCTCTTACAAATTCACCACGTAAATCAGGTAAATTAAAAGTTGTAGATTCATCTCCTACACCAAATGCTGTTCCAATTATTGCAAATAAAGAACTATATGTGGTTCTTGATACGGCAGAACCATCACATTCCAACCAACCAGTAGGTGCCGTTGCTGCACCATACATTTGAATAACCCCTGATGGTATTTTATCAGAAATAGTTTTCATCGTAGTATCAATGGTATCAAAATTACCATTGATAGGAGTATGCCAATTTATATCACCATTAGCAGGTTTTGCTAAATTATAATTAGTAGTATATGTATTTGCCATATTTTATCACCTATATGATTTATACTTTCTATTTAACAGATTTGAACCAAATTCTTTAGGTTCAAGATTTCTGTAATAATTTTGTTCATTTAACGATGCAAACGAGAGATTTGTTGGTGTAATAATCTCACTGTTTTCTGTATTTGAAATTGGAATAAGTGCTGCATATGTAATCAAATTTAATGGATAATAACCACTGATTGTTTTATCAATGGTAATAATAGCATTATCACCAATTTCCGATTCTTTAAATTCAATTACATGATTATATGTTGTTAATACTGCATCACCACCAATAATTTCACTTGATTCAACTGTATCAATAGCTAATGTTGTAGATTTTGTATCATTTATAAATGAAAATGTAAGTTCACTTGTTGCACTTGTAGAAATTGTTTGCACAATTAAATTATAACGTCCAACATCTATATCTTCTCCAATAATACCATCAAATATTGTTATTTTCTGTGATGCAGCCGCTCCTCCGTGTGATGTTCCTGTGATTGCTATAAATGGATAACCCGCTTTTTCATATATCATTGAATCGGTTACTTCTAATTGTTTAAAAAACACGTAAATATTATCTGTTCCTGCTTCCGAAGAACGTGCAAACAAACCAATATTACCATACTCGAATGATTCATCACCTACATACGTCAATGTGGGTATTGTGGGTTTTGAATCACTTGCATTATAGAAATAAATATCAAAAGTTCTATTTTCATTATTATATTCACACTCAATCCATTGTGAAGTATATGTCTGACAAGTTATTGTTTTTGACGCTGCAACTACTTCACTACCATCTGCACCATATCCATATTCACCATATCCATCTACACCATAAGAACCCTGACTATTTTGATTCTGTTTGAATTTGAGTAATTTAATCTTAGATAAATTACCACCATTTGCTTGTGTTGCATCGAGTTCTAAACAGCACACATAGTAAGTATTATCATAAGTAGGATCACCTGCAATAATAATACCTACTTCGCGTGTAATTGTTTTTTGTGTGAAAACAGTAAAGTAAAGTTTATATTTACCTGTTCCTAATTTTAAATTCTTTAATTTCTTGGTAATTAACGTATCACTGTTACTTCTTATAAACAATCCATTAGAATATGTTTCAGTAAAATTACTACCATTTTCTACTATATATTCACTTGATGAATCAATAGAAAAATTATCATAAATTCTATTTTTTTGCACATTTGTTAAACTAACATCGGTAGTATTTTGGAATATATACTGTGAACCTAAAGAACCAGAAATCATGAAAAGTGTAAACATGAAGTTACCTGATTCAGCAGTATTGTTTACATACATTCCACCTTCACCAAGCACTAATGCACTACTATTCTTTGATTTACAAATACCCGCAATACACTCATCAAATATAACAGTAAAAATACCATTTTCACTTGTATGTTCAGTATTAGACAATGAAGATGTTACCATTAAATCAGATGGTGCGCTAATCGCTTTCCATGAAGGCATAGTGCTGAAATCAACGTGCCAATCCCACTTGAATGTTCCATTACGGATTAATTCAAAGGTAACATACAAAGGAGTGAAACGGGCAAGAACTATCTCTCTACAATCTGTTGCATTTGCATCCGATTCACCATCAAACAAGGAAAACTCTATTTCAACTAAATCAGGTCGAATCTCCTTTACAATGTAACTGACATCATTATTCTTAAATGCGCGTGGATATAATCTTCCTACCTGATCATTAATGAGATTAGTTAATTCACCTGTATTGTTCCAAATCTCATTTGTATCCACATGCCAACGGAAGAATGAATTTTGAATAATTATTCCGGTAGAGAAATCATGATTGTAATTGAACACTTGTTTCCAATTTGATTCAATTGTAGAACCATTAGAATCAAACACCTTGACATTACCACAATCTACTTCAGTATCATTCTCAAACACTACCTTTGCAGTATAGGTAGGAAGAACAAACCCGTAATTCACTTCAATAGTATTTGCAGTTGCAGTCAGTTTCTTTATGTCAATGGTTAATGTTTCATGTGTAATAACTTCAAACTCTGATGTTTCGATTGTAACCCAATAAGTATCACCCGTTGTAAAGGTTTCATTAATCAATTCACCACTTATACTACCCGTTACAGTTACGCCAATATCATCTGTTACATTTAAATCCTGCAAACGGAATACAACCTTATAACGTCCCTTTGGTAAATCTGTGCCTACTACTGTAGTCCATTTTGTTATTTCATCTTGTGCATTGAGGACTGTTACGTAACAACCATAAGCAGACTCCATGAAAGTCTTATCGCCCGTGGATGTTGCAGTTACATAGTTATCAGAATCAAAGATAGGGAACGGTTTAAAGATGGATAATTTACCATCACTACCTACAGTTCCATGCCATTCATCAATAAACATTATTTCCCAGGGTGATTTGATTCTGACGTTGGTTGCACCTGTAGGAAGAGCGATGATAGGAGGAAACTGAATTGCAAGATCACTCTCAATGTAATCAGTCTCTACGCGGTAAGCACATTCATAGCGGGCAGAAGGAAGAAACTTACCTGTTCCACTAAACTCACGCGCATTCTGATTCTCTACCGTGTCAGGAATATCAACATCATTAAGGACAAAGTAACCCTTCTTATTATTATACTCAACAATATTGTAGGCAGAATTACGTATCAATGCTGCTTCAAGATCATTAGCGTAATCATCAGAAGTCTTACTTCCATGCGCTGCTGCAACACCCGATATAGTAAGTTCTTTCAGTTTAGGTGCAGTCTCATCAAGATCAGCATCGCCGGAGATAAAGTTAGTTTCTTTACTCTCTTTGGTGGTTTTATTTGCTGAAAATTCCGATACATACGGAATATAAATATCTCCAATATACATTTATCTCCACCTCTCAATTAAATTCATACGACGCTTTAAATCATCAAGTATAGTTTCTAATCGTTTCTTTGGTCTATCAAGTGTGATGCTACATTTATCAATAGAAATTTCCATCTCAATAATCTCATACGTCCCTGCTACAAATGCAGGTTCACTTATGGTAACATGACAACCAAGTTCAATAACTTTCGAGTAGAACAAATCAGGATTGACATTTAGGGTAAGAGATGCAAACTTATTCTGTTTACTCAATTCATCCTTTGCACGTTTCTCACACGCTGCTACATCCACACACGAATCATCTGTAATAACAATAGTAGGATTTGTGCCTACACTTGCCTCTCCAGTAACATTATTCTTACCAATTACAATAACCTTCTGCACAGGATGAACATTAATCTCTATTTCAGGAATGTCAATGATTGCATTGGTTATATCGCATGTTTTCTTACTCCAAACATGACTTGACTTATTACTACGAGTGCAACCATTTACACCAATATAAATCTCATTTCCTACCGTCCACACATCACATGCAGTCTGTTCCGAGACAATGTTTGCAGAATCAGTAGTATACTTACCATTTGCATCTATACCACAAACACAATTATCAGCGAGCAAACGTAACCATTCATAGCGATTAAGTTTATCACCCTTCAGTTCTGTAATAGTCTGTGACGGCACATAGCCCACTGTATACGCTGTTTCAGCGAGGATCTCTGACAAAATGGTATCAGAGGTCATTGAAGTGTAAGTGATGTCAAAACTTGCACTTTTACTCAACAAATCATAGTCTATTGCTAATTTGTAGGCAAGTTCATCTAGGGTAATAATGTATTTATTATTCAGGTAATCAAAGTTAATTTTGTTGATTATACCTGTGAATATTTCCATTCCATCAACAATTAACATCAACTCTGATTCACTCTGAAGCGTGTAATAGTCCTTTGCAGAAATAGTAACAACGCAATATTTCTTCTCATTACTCTTCAGTGTAACCGTGTATGAATTAACATTATAATCACGTAATCCACGGAGAACTGCCTTCATGCTGTTAACCCCGCATTCCTACTGATACGTTCATACACGGCATCTGCAAGTTTGTCTATATCCTGCTCACTACGAATTGTAGCATTATTCAGATTTACGTCAATGTCATAATTGTTTGTAGTTCCACCACCCTGAAGTTGTGGTAAACCTTCGAAGTTAACCATTGCAGCAGACACATTATACGTAACACTAACCGGCGGTGCTTCTACACTATTGAGAATACCATTCATCTGATTAATTGCAGATTGTAAAGCGGGAATTGCTGCTAATATTCCATTTGTGTAGGAATTAACAAATGTGTAACCAAGATCATACGCTTTCTCTGCAAGATTTAGTTTGTCGAGGATTGTTGTTTTCACTGTTTCAACAGTAGCGTCAAGTTCTGGTTTCTTCTCTTCTACACCCTCTTTGTAAGAATTTACTAATTCCTTACCCTCTTCCTTAGATGTAGTATTTGCCTGTTCTTTCTTCTCTTCATCGGTTGTAGGTTCAATGGTAGTATCGATAGTATGTGTTACACTTGTGTCATAATCTTCAGGATTGAAATCAGAGTAATCAAGATTATCAAAGGTGCTTGTAGGATAAATTGTTAAAGTAATTTCTTTTTCTTCGAGTGTTTTATTGTAATTATTTGCAAATGCATTTGCAGCATCTTTACCAACATTTCCTGATTTTTCTACTGATTTTGCAATTTCAGAAAATATAATTGCTGATAATCCAAATGGGCCTAAAACACCATTATTTGTTTTAATAAAATTATCTACGTAAGATTCTGATGTTTCTTTTGCACTATCTTCTACATCTATATTATCATCCATTGCAACTTCAACCTGCAATGTAACTGTTTTAGTAATCAAATCTTCACTTATTTTCTCATCAACTAATTTATCAGTATCCTTCCACTTTTGATAGTAGTCACCCCACCATTCATCAAGTGGTTGTTTTGTCTTTATTTTAGTGTTTAAAGCATTCTGTAAATCATCAGGCAGTTTACCAGATTCAGAAGCGATAGATTCAAGGAATCCAATTATCTGTTTCTCTTCATCCTGAAGTCCATCAGAAAGGTTAACAAATGGTTCTGCTGCCTTAAATCCTTTTTTCATTTCTTGTGCCATTTGAGGACTCATGGCATTCCATTCATGAAGAATTAAGTCAAATTCTTTTCTAAAATCTTCATGGAACGCAGACCACGGTTTCTGTTCTTTAACTTGTTCATCAATCTTCTTCTTTAACTTCTCTGGAATCTCACCACCATTTTCTTCAATTAAAGTTTGTAATTCACCAATGAACTGTTTATCATCGTCTGTTAATTCTGTTAAATCAACAACTTTTCTTGAAAGTTCAAGTGCCTTAAAATTATTTAATTCATCTTCAGTAAGATTCTTGGTATCCAATTTACTAAACGTATCATTGAATTTCTGCTCAAAAATATTGGCACTCTTTACAGCACCATCTTCCATTGTCTTATAAACGTCTGATAATCCAGATTCAGCACCTTCTTTAATACCATCAGTTACCGCTTTACCGGTAGGTTTAGATTTATCTTTAACTTCGGGTGCTTTACCCATTATTCCATCAATAAAACCTTTGACAAATGCAATTCCAGCATCAACGGCAGCACGAATCGCCGCTAAACAAAACTCTTGAATACCACCGTCAACAATCCATCTAATTAACGCAGGTCCAGTGTTTGGTGCTTCAGCAATTACACCTCTGATCAGATCAATGATCATTTGTCTACCGATTTTTAAAAACGTTTCAGGTAAACCAAGTGTTAGTCTTACAATTCCACCAATAAGACTACCTAAAGCACTGAATAGACCATTAACATCACCGTTAATAAAGGCATCAATAAGATTTGAAATACTATTAAAGATTACACCAAATGTAGAATCAATAAATTCAAAGAAAACCTTGAAATGTTCTGTAATAAACTCAATAACACTTGCAGTAATATCTCTGATTCCAAACCAGTTATTCTTCCAGGCAAACCAGAGTGCGGTTATTGCTGCAACTGCTATAAGTATTGGTGGTAAAATAGCACCAAGCGTTGAAATTATTGTAGCACCCAAACCGGCAGTAGCAGTCCCTACACCTGCTGTTGTTGCGGCAGTTGTTACAAGTGTAGGATTGATCATCATTCCTGCACTACCTAATGCTTCTAATGCTTTCGTTGATGAAAATATTTCACCAGTAACAGCGGTTATACCTTTCGCGCTAGTTCCTTTTGTTAATGTGGTTAAAAAAGAACTTAATGAGCCCTTAATATTCATTATATTCATGCCAAAGATTGTTGCATCTTTGTTAAATGCAATCATTCCAGCACGTAAGATACCAATGCGCTCAACTGCAAGTCCAATCTTACCGATGAATCCCACAATAGGTGAAAGTGTCCATAGAATGATACCAGTAAACAACATTAGAGGAACAGCAATAAGTGTAAATGCAACACCCATTGCTGTTATTTTTGCAATAAGATTCTTTGTTCCTTCATCTAATCCATTAAACCATGTAACTACACCAATTACACGATTTGCAATATCCTGTAAGATAGGAACAAAGTTCTGTGCTACAAGAATACAAAACTCTTTGATACCATCGAAGTTTTCATTTAACGAATCAAATAAAACCTTTAATGCAGGTGCTACTGATCTATAAATTTCACCTGCCGCTGATGAAATATGATTGGTTAAAATAGTCCAACTTGCAGCAGTAGAAGCGGTAACAATATCAGATTGTCTTTGCGCTTCATTCACTTCACCTTCAGTGTATGTAACATACTCTAAAACTTCAGCGTATTTTTCCTTATCTCTGGTGAGTTGCATCATTGCGGCATATGACTGTTTACCGAAAACGGTAGAAAACTCCCCTTCAGTCATACCCGCTTCACGCGCCTTCCACAACTCATTAAGAATTTCAGCAGGCGCTTTCATTCCGGTAGCAGAAAAATCATTAACTTGTTTTTCAAGGGCTTTTACTTTTGCAGTTTGATTATCAATTTCGGTGCTTGATTTCTTGACTTCATTCTTCATTACACGTTCTGCGTAAAGTGCTTCATCAAGCGCCTTCTTTAAACTCTTATATTGCTCAGATGATTTATCTAAACCTACCATCTGCCCTTGTAACTGAATAATAAAATCTTTATGTTTTTGTATTTCTTCGTTAGATGCAGATGTATCACTCTTCATCTGATCAAGTGCTTCAGATGCACTATAATACTCAGCAACTAAACCATTTATTTCATCGCTATTTGTATAAACTGAAATGCCCCACTTACGCATAATATTTATTGCTTCAGAAGTAGGAGCGATTAAATCAGTAAAAGCGTCACGTAAAATTCTTCCACCATTTTGACCAGTGAAAGTTAAATCACGTAACATTGCAATCATTGTTAATCCTTCATTATAACTGTAACCAAGTGCAGCAAATGTAGGATTAATATATTTCAATGCGTAAACTAAATCTTCAGCATCAAGCACTGAAGCACTCATTGATGCTGCCATAGCATGAGTTACTTTTGTAGCATCAGAAGCATTTAATTTATATGCCTGCAATGTTCCGTATAACATTCTAAAAGTGGTATCAAGATCCATGTTTTGCGCAGTTGCAAGGTTGATAACTTCAGGCATTAAAGTGTAAATATCTTCAACCTGCATACCTGCCTGAGCCATGCCATACATGCTCTCCATGATTTCATTAGCGGAGAACATTGCATTACCGGCAAGTGAAAAAGCAAAATCTTCTAAATCTTTCTTAACATCGTTTACACTTCTACCCATTAAGTCAAAGACTGATACAGTTTTCTGTGACATGGAGTCAAGTTCACTACCGATTTCAAAAATGGAACCTGCAATACGAGTAAGAGGATAAACCATTGCGACAGAAGCAGCACCAGTAGCACCAACAATGGTATTACCTGTGGTTTTTAATGTCCTTTCAATAGAACCGCCCATACGTCCTACTGTTCCTGCTATTGATGCACTGGTAGCGGCGGTAACACCTTGTGCCTGTCTCATCTTATTTTGTAAGTCAGTAATATTACCGCCAACATAAATTACAATGTCATTATCTCCAAGTTGCATCAATCATCACCTTTTCTTTTGCTTCTGTCGTTTAGCCTGTTTTGCTTCTTCAGCGTTCTTTAAAGAGAGTATTTTAGAAATAGCAAGATACTTTTGTTCAGGTAATTGGTTCAAATGTTCCCAAGACCATCCAAAAGCATCAATTAAAACAAAGTCTGCAAAATCTTCATCGTCAGACCCATTACGCAATGCATGTTTCCAACGCGCTATTTTCTTGTAGTAAGTATCATCTTCGAGGAGATTGCGTAACTGTTTACGCCCCTTAAGTTTATTACGCACTTCTGCTACTTTATTACTTGAAAAAGAAAGTTGTCCTACTTCTTCTTCAACTTGAGTTCCTTCGGCGCTTCCTGTGTATTCGTCGCGTAACCTCTGAAAAAACGGTTCACATCGCCGCCAAGAACATCCTTACACTGTTGGAAAATCTTATCCATTTTCCCAATAGGAACAGTGTCAAAGTCCTCTATATTCCACATTTTATTGGTAGCGAGAGAAATCGTAGTAACAACAATAAAATCTTCCTCACGCTCTGAATATTCTATAATCTCATCGGGATGCTTATTTGCAATCATGGCAAGAGCATCCTCAATTTTCATACTATCGTTAAGTTCATCCTTGAACCTGGATAGAAGTTCAATAAGCATCGCTTTCTGCATCTTCCGAACCTTACGCACAATACCATGATAAGGTTCATCAGACAGTTCATACGTTTCATTATTAATAGAAATTGCAACCATAACAATCAGTAATAAAAAATATTTAGGCTATTGTAAGCCCGGTAATTTGCAGCGATTCAATCTTATCCCCAATAACCTCATCAGGCTTAACATCAAGGGGATATTCAGGGAATTGAATTCCCGTAAGCGTAAACGTCTTACCATCAATGGTAAACTTGAATCCACACTGTGTAAGTGCCTGAACCTGTGTGAGCAGGTCAAGATCATCATAATATAGTTCAAGACCAAGTTTAACGTCCTTACCCGTGTTCACAACACCTGCAATGTGGGTGCTGTTTGCAGATGCAAGATCCTTGAGATAAACGTTCTTATTCGAGATAGATAACTCAATCTCACGCACAATATCAGTAGCACTTGCCCAAGTAGTTCCATTGTCTACACTTAACTTAATGTCACTTACATCATCACACGTAAGCATTGCATCGGTGCTCTCAGTTGCATTACTACCCGTTCCCTTATAATCCGTAGCAGAAGGAGCAGGAGCATCAGCAGCAGTAAATTTAGCAGAACATTTCAGAACATCATCTTCGGGAATCGAGAGCGTAAACTCATCAACTACACATCCCTCGTAGAGAAGATACTTATTCGTTCCACCTGTAATGATTGCACCAATCGTAGCGGAATTAATACCATCTGCAAGTCCTGTGCAAGTAGTATCATCACCACCAAGCGCAAACCCAATGAAACCACCAAGAATGTCCTGTGGCACATACTCAATCTCAATGCCCGCTTCCATTACAGTCTTAATGTGCTTGTAGGCAGCAGACTTCGGATCAGTGTAGGCAGCATCCGTAAAATACCGCGTGGAAAATGACTTCGGTTTATCAGTAAACTTAGCATCAGTAACAATACCTATCCACTGCATTTCAGGATTATTAGGCTTTGTGCCAAATGAAGTCTCTTTAATATATTCAACGGTTGTAGTATAACCTGCGTTTTGTCCCATAAAATTCAACCTCTCTTTCTAAATTCAATTACAATAATATCCAATTCGCGTTTCAAAACACTATTCTTTTCTACAAATGCAGGAGCAACAGGAGAAATATAACTTACACCGCCATATGCACTTAATGTAAGTTCCCGTCCATAATCCAAAAACGCATCTGTAATTAATTTAAAAATGCGATTGATTTCACTCTTCTTATCAGAGACGATTGCAATACGCACTAATTCATGTGTCTTTGCTCCATCAATAATTAGGGTTGCTCTCCCTGCTACAATGTCTATTACAACAGTAGGGGGAGCGAATCGTTCTGATTCGGGATAAATGGTAGTAACTTTATTTGCAAGTTCTGGAACTTTCTCTTCAATAAAATCTGCAAGTTCCTTTAAAACACCATCTATATCCATTATAACCCCGCTAATGATATGTTTGCACCTATTAAGTTCACACGCTTAATTAATTGACCAAGTTTAATACTATATATAAACTTAATCTGTCTTACATCATGGATAATACCACGATCAGAGTCAGAATACTTATAGCGTGATTCATTGGCAATCGGTTTGAATTTCTCTGTGCCAAACACAAGAACCGTGTTGTAAGGCACGTAAGAATTTTGACTTATAATTGCATACTTCAATGATTCTTTACGCTCGTAAAACCAAGAACTCATATAACGTCCTGTATCATACGGGGCTGAATCCTTGATTTCTTTCGTCATATCACCACTGAAAAGATCAAGCGTGTTATCCACATTATCTTGCACAACAGCAAGAATTTGACTTATCTTAGCATTGGTTTCTTCTACACCATACACCACCGTTTTCATGATGCAGTCTCCAGGTGTGCCTCAAGAAGATAGTAAGATGTTCCGTAGATTTCCTTTCCTACAATTTGGTAGCGCCCCACAGAATCAGAATAATAATCTCGATTGATTACAATCGTATCACCATCAGTAATACTAATGAAAATATTAATAATACCAAATTGTTCAGTACCAGAACGATTTAAACGGGCAAAAACGTTAGAGTGAAGATCATAGGCACGAGCAGGGAGAACAACTGCCCAATATTTTACTTCTTCATATTCAGTGGTGGATTCCTGATAAAAAGTGTCGGCGGGAGTTGTAGATTCCTGTATAAGAAAAGTATGTAGAGCGCCCAATTTCTTCAGTATATTATTCATTTTGAACCCGCTCTGTTGCATAAAACCACCTTAAATGAACCCAATAACATTCATAAAAATGTAAGTAGCGAAAACACCAATAATAGTAATGATTAACGTAATAAAACCCGTAATCATTGTGTCTTTTATTGAACTTACTTCCTTCTTTGTTTCTTTCCAATCTTGTCTTAATTCTTCAATAAGAGCGAGGAACCGTTCATCCTGCTTCTCTTCCCTACGCTGAACTTCACATAAAATGTCAGTCCGTAAACGACAATGTTGTAATTCGCATGTTTCCGTATTATCCATTTTCTTCATCCTCAACGTAATTGCATCTTGACCGAACATATGGTAATCCAGTTGAGGCTTTCTGAACACTGAAAATTGATTTGCGAATTAACGATGACGTTTCTTTCTCATACATTTTGATTATATCGTCGATTTCATTATATTGTTGGGCTGATCCCAATTTTGACATATACGGCAATTCGCCGTTTGTTTTCATTCGCTTTAGGGTGAGTGCGGCTGATTTAAAAAGATGAGCCGTTTGGATTTCATATGTAGAGTTTGATTGAACGCCAATGCGTGATTCAATGTATCTCTGTGCAATATCAAGAATATCTTGGAGAGTAGAGTCTGATATTTCAGTCTCTACCAAACCGCGTAGTTCTGTAATATTACTCCAAGACATTGTAAATCACCCACCTTAGATAGTAGTTAACTTACAAATCGCATTAGAGTCATACACGACAGGAATGACACACTCGTAAACTCTACCCCAAAGATCCTTAGATTTCTGAAGCACCTCAGTCTCAGTGGTCATATCCTGCGCGACAACCATCTCAAAGAAACCGGCGGAAGCATCAGCAAGAAGCATACCCGTTCCGGCAGTCTGGAAGGACGTAGAATAAATACTTCCACCCTCAAGAATCTCCTTAACCATTGCAATCTCACGCTCACCTGCACCAGAACCAAGAATCGAAATTGCAAGTTCCATATACTGCGTGGGATTCAGAACAAGGTTATACGGGCCGGTAATATTATCAGCCTGCATCAGATCAATGGCACCTGCAACCGCCTCAATCGGCTTTCCGGCAGTTCCAAAGTCATTAGTACCAGTGTAAGAATTACCTGCACTCTGGTAAAGACCCCTGATATCATAGTTAGTTCCATCGGCAGCAAAACCATTAAGAATTAACTGGTTCTCAAGATTCATAACCTTGTAGGCAGCACTCGAAACAGTAGCGGTCGAAATACCAAATCCACCGCGAGCAGCAGCGGCAAGATCACGACGAGAAATACGGAACTCTTTATGCAGAAGCGGAATAGGAATGTCAGTACGAGCAAGTTCAATCCAATCCTCAGCCGTGTCAGTGAACTGATACGTAAGCAGAGCATCCGAAACTTCATTTGCAGTGTCATACGTCCACTGCTGAACACCAATGCCACCGGAAATGTTACGGGTATTAATAATCTTACGTGCTACTGCCTGTTTACGCGCGGTAAAGACAATGGCATCCTTTATCTGTCTGTAATATTCAACGGGAAAAGTCATTTTATAGTCACCTCAAAAAATATTTAAATATACACCCTTGACATAACGGCCTGACTGACGTAAGACGTAACATTATCAGCAGTAACAGTAACAGGTGCAAGAGTCTCTTCAGCGCGCCCTACAATCTGGAATCCAGGAGCAGCACACACAACGTAAATGTTACCGGCAAGGTTGGCACTATTAGAAGTAGTATACGAGACAGAAACCTGCCCACTATTTACAACATGATATGTGGGAACCCTACAAGTCTGCGCTCCAGTTTCAGCAGTAGCATCTTTAATATCCGCTTCAACCAGATATGCACCAAGCGTAAGAGCAGCGGCGGCAGAAGTAAGAGCAACATTATTGTGCTTCACGAATCCAGCAGCAGCACACGATTCAGCATCGAGGAAACCATCAGCGTCACCACCATTAGAATCCTCTGCATACAGAAGCCCAACATCAATAGTAGCGTCGGCAACTTCCTTAGTCACCTGAACAATGACATCGGAAACAATCATTCCCTCTGGAAGATCAACGCCGGTATCAGTCTCAGAAGTATTCTTAACAAACGGAATTCTGACACCAAACCCTCCGGGCATAGGCACAACAGGAACAACCGTTCCACCACCCCAAGATGCAAGTAAATCGCCCTTAACAGTGCCAACACCAGGGGCAAGCGTCATCATGGCAACGAAACCGCCACCACCAAGCACAGGAACGCGAGCAGCGGATGCAAACGCAGTCTTAACATTAGCAGGGCGGTTAGACGTAGATGATGCAGCGCCTAAGAAACTCTGCTCGAAACCTGCAACACCAAACGGTGCCTTAGAAACTCCATCACAAATGACAACATCATCATCATTCGTGCCTTTCATTACAACCATGCCCGGCTTAATAGTCGCTGCTTCTGCCTTCTCTTCCTGAATCAGAATAGAATTGGGCGCATACGCAATAACCTTATTATCCGGCTCGACAAAACCATAGTAACCCATATAAATTCACCTCAATTATTTATTTTACTCTGCGAACCACTGACCGTCACGGTAATAACCAACAGTCCAACCAGATTCATTCTGGAACGATTCAGGAGTCTCACCCTTCTTTTCGGAGGTATTGGAATACAGAGGAGCGCCCGCTTCGACTTTCTCACGCTTACCTGCAACCTTATTCAGAAGATCAATGTGCATACGCACATCCGAAGCGGAAAACTTCTCACTCTGGAACCGCTCTACTTCGGGTGCAATCTCAAGCGAGGCACACACATTCTTGTAATCAGTCAGGGCGAGATCCTTTTCAATGCGCTCACGCTCTGCCTTAAGTGCAACATCAATACGAGAAGCGACAACGGTTTCAAACGTGTCAGGGAAAATAGCAGCAGCCTGCACCTTCTCCATCGTTTTAATCTGCTCCTTAAGTTTGGTAATCTCCTCTTCCTTCGAGGCAACTACCTTCTCAAAATCAACACCCTCAGTAGGGGTGTTTTCAATATTAGTATCAGTCATAAAATCACCTTTTAAAGTTTCAATAGTGTCAGAAAATGAATTATCTGTAAGGAAATCATCAGAATTTAAAAGAGAAGCATAAAATTTACTATTATCTTCTTTATCCTGGTTTAAACCAAGTTTTGTATAGGATTTTAAATTCTTTACTTCTGATCGCTCATCTTCACTTGCAGAAAAGAATATTTCACCTTTAGCAGTTTCCCATGCAGGTTTTTTAACAAACGTTAACGATTCATTCGTATACCCATGAATCCAACCATCAGAATCACGCACACCACCACCGAACACAGACCATGTAGGTTCCCATGTTCCATCACTCAACTTGGAAATAGCGGTAGAATCAGTAATCTCAACAACTGCTCTTACCTCATTATCTTTCTGGTAAGCATCAACAATTTTACCGATTTCATCCTTCCTGCTACCCGTAATATCACAGTGATGTTCGCTCTCTCCAAAAATAGAGGGGCAAATTCGAACTACGGATGTTTTTAACGAAGAAATAGCAGAATCAATAGAATCGTGAGGAACACCCCATCCATTTCTATTCTTCTGTGCAATTGGGAAAACAGGTCCATCCACAAACATACGTTCAGAAACGATTTTTATTCACCCCTCTATATAAAAAAATAAACTATAGTATAGTATAGTTTATTATACCTATTTAACAAACAGATATAATATAATATACATATTTAATTACTACTATATAAACCTTTCGGTTAAGTATAAAAAGAAGAAAGAAAAGAAGAGTATTTTGAGGTTATTTCATTGATTTTAATTTCATGTAATATCTTTCTCGTAATACAAATTCATCTTCAGTTAACTTTCCACCATTCTGTTTTTCAAAATGATAATTCAATGCTTCAATGATTTGTGCGCGTTTGATTATAGTGTAAGGGAGAATACCAAACAGAAACACAATCTGATCTTCAGTTTTACAATACCAATCCCATGATTCTTTATTGTATTCACTTTCCTTATGTGAAAGATGTATAAACCCACCAAAATGTTCTTGTAACCACGCAAGAACAGAATAATCAGTTGATGTTATTTTCAATCGTAATCTATAATTTGAATCACCGTCTTTTGTAAGTGTAACACATCCCTCACCGTCGAATAATCCACCACAATAAGCAAGATCAGATAAACTATTACTCATCATATATCTTATGTGTTTTAATTATAGTTAATTAAATCCTTCCTTTTGTATATCAGGAATATAACGTAAGTTATTTATTGTTCAACGTGTAATGAAGTAAATAGCGTGTCAGTGGTGGAGCGGAAACACGGAGGACTTAAAATCCTTTGCCGAAGGGTATCACAGGTTCAAACCCTGTCTGACACATTAGACAACGTAGCATAATCGGAAGTGCAGCAGTCTCCAAAACTGTCAAGTGAGGGTTCAAATCCCTTCGTTGTCATCACTCCCGTAGTGTAATGGTATCATGCCGGAATTTGAAAGAGTGTGGGTAAAACTCACAATTTAACCTGAAGCGGGCGGTAACACCTGTCACACTCTGAATAAATCCGGTAATGCAGGTTCGAGTCCTGCCGGGAGAATGGTAATAGAACATGACATGGCAAGATAAAATCATTAGTATCGTTGGTTTCTCTTTTTCGTTTACTCTTCTTCCTCAACTGAACGATTGTATCTTCAACAATGGTTCTGTAAACATTTTTACCGCGCTCTTCACTTCAATTGGACTCTTCACTCTCGCTATTACATTTGCTACCATGAACATGAAGTTGAGTGCGGCAAGTGAGGCACTATCAGGTTTCATTTGGTTCCTCATTGCACTCTTCTCATGGTAGTTTTGGGATAAGCCCAAATTGAAGAGTAAAACATGCAAAATAAACACCAACATTCTCCAACCATATCATTATACCATTTTTGAAAGATAGGGTCGGATTTTGCATGTTTCTATATAAAGAAAGGGGTAAATTTTTTGATTCTAGGAGATGATGTAATCCTCAATTTTAGACTGAAACCTATCGGGTGATTTTCCCTCCTGAACTTCAACATTCCTCACATGATACTCAAACCCATAAATCATCTCATGCTTCTTGACCGCTTCGAGAAGATCAGCGCAATACAGGTAATGATACTCGACAATTCCATCCTTAACGCACGTAAAGACATACTGACACATTTCTGCCATGCGTATTACTTTGATTACTGAATACTTATTTTTTGTCATTTCAACCTTCATTTCCAGTGCGGCACGTATGAAAAATGTAGGTAAAAATGCATGATACACATTACCAATATTACTATCAGTAATAATTATATATATATTTTATATCTAATAAGATATATGACACTCCAAAAATATCAACATGGACCGAAACCTTTATATACTATGAGTTTCAAATATAAGGGGTAAGGGGTCCTCCGTGGGGCAAGTTGCCACACAATATTACATTTTCTTTTTTCCGGTTTTTCTTTTTTTTTGTCACAGCGGTTACGCTCGCGTTGAGACGCTCGACTACCGCCAATCGCGCTTCGCGCTCCTTTTAAAATGATATTAATACTCCTCCTTACACTTGTACATATATATGTACAAATATTATGAAATCATTATTCCTATTATATTTCCAGTAAGAATAGTGTAAGGAAATAGTATAATGATTATTATACTTACTATCCTTACTGATATTCTATTTTGTATTCTATTTCTTGTAAGAATATTATAATAATATATTATACTATATTCTTACTGGTAATAATATTCATGTAAGAATCATGTAATAAATATATTATAAAATATTATATTTATGCCAAAACCCATACCAAACCTAATTCCAAATCGATGTGGTATTCTATTTTCAGTAAGAAATCAGTAATGATGATAGTAAATATATATTTATTCTCTTCTCCTTACACGTAATTCTATTTCACATCTATTTTTGTATTCTATTACGTGTAATGAATCAGTAATAATAATATTAATAATATATATGCAGATGTCCTTACATGACTTATGGGATAGACCCATCTTTCTTACAAGTAACCACAATCTAAATTAGTCTACTCACTTACCTTACAATTAACTCAAACTTTCTTTCTTTACTCGTTTTTCAATCCAAACGCATTACACAACGCATATATAGCGAAGGGTAGACATAATATTCGGTGCAAGAGAAACATGACACCCGAAGTTAGCAATGAAGTAAAGGAAGGATACGACATCCTTGAGGGAATTGGAATCGTTGAGCGCACAGAATCGGGACAGTATTACCCTACAGATGTGGGCGCGGCAATCATCTATGCGGTGCTGTGTAAGCAGATGCTTGGTGCGGGTGAGGACGAGTTCAAGAGCGAGGAGTCACAGCAGGTTATGTTGAATCGCCTGGAGGAGATGGATCTTGTTGAGCAGGGTGATGAATCGTTTGTCATTACGATTGAAGGATTCACTACCTTCTTCACCAACCTTACCTACGGTTGTCCGTGTAGGGAAGAGTTCATTGATTGGCTTGCACTTGCAACGGCTGAACTTGCAGAGGAGATGGAGTAACCCTTTTTTGGGATGTGACTTACATGGTTACAGATATTCTAGGCAGAGAAATCAAAGTGGGTGACATTGTTTGTCTCGCTTCAAGATCGGGCAACAGTAGTGAACTGAAAGTAAGAAAAGTATGCGGCATTGAACCATATGATTGGTATGGACAACAGAGATATGCAGTTTCAGTGGTTTCTACCGATGACCCCATGACAAAGAATAAGGGTAGAGTTGCACTTTATAAAAACATGGTAGTTATTACTGATATTTGGGAGGCGTAAACAATGATTACTGATATTGTTCTTGAAGGGGTTGTTTCTTACGACAACAAATATGATTTGTGGTGCGTTGATGAGGATTTCATTGAGAATACTATTTCAGAATTTGAAGGAAAGAAGGTTGTAGTGACCATTACAGTAATCTAAATACTAATTTTAAATATATTAGTATTTCATTAGTATTATCTTCCTTACCCTTTTTCTCTTTTGTGTTTCATTTCGTAACCTTTTTATCCTTACACTTGTAACTGTATACTGTAAGGTGAAAAGGAATGAAAAGGTATCGTTTCATTGGTAACATGGAAGATGTAATTCCGTGTGAAAATATGAGCGCTGATTGTGATGCAGTGGGTTGTAAAGGTAAAGTGTGGGGTCAATGTCATTTTGATCCGAAACTTGAACTACTTTCTAGTGGTGCAGAATACTTTGCTGAAATTCTTACTGAACGTGAAGTAATCGATACTGTATTTCGCGTAGAGAAGGATGGATTATTCTCAAGTGGTGGTTTGAATCCTCTCTTTGTAAAGAATGGTAAAATTTGGATGAAACGATGGCAAATAAAAAACCATTTTAAACAGAGAACTGGTTACAATTGTAAAACGCGCACATCCATTTATCTCTACCAGGAATATCCCGAAGATGCTGAAGTGGTAGAGTATGCGCTTGTGGAAGTGAAGAGAACACCTGTAAGGAAGTTTGTGGAAGGTGGTGAGTGATGAAATTCACTCTTACTTTCAACGAAAAACAGGCACAAGTAATAATGAACGCACTTGAATTTTACTCGCGTGTTCGTATGGGACAATTTCATGTAATCTCCGATGAATTTAGATTCGAGCATGAGTTCAATCAGGATAATGCGCGTTTCTATCTTGACCGTCTACGTGAGATGATATTCCCAGAATTAGAGTCTAATGAATATTACAGCATATACAATGACGTTGTAGGACTCGGACAAGAGGCATGGGATATTCATCAGGTTATTCGTCACGCTTATGCTTGGAAACGGTTTCCTGAAGGTGGATGGACGGTAGACTTCAGTACTCCTTTGGATACGGGACATGAACCCTTACCTGAAATTGTAGTGGAGGATGATTAACATGCGCTACCTATATACTGACAGGAAACTGATTTGCATTGAAAACATTTCTCTGGTAGAAATATTCCAGAATGAAATTGTTATCACATTAAATTCTGGTAGAAAACTAAGTGTATTTTCTACAGACAATGATTCTGATCTCAATGAAGTATTCCATGAATTGTCAAAGGAAATTCGCTGTGGTGATTCTGACATTGATATGTGGGAATTTCAGTATCATATGAAGTTTTACAATGGTGTAAATGAAGGAACATGGTATTCGTGAGGTGTAAAAAATGAAATCGGAATATATTTACTTTACAAATCAAGAATTAGAAGCGATTATTAAAAAATTATCATATGTCTATGATAATAGTATTACAATCGAAGGTTCATTAGAAACTATGATTGAAGAAGTTATTATTTCATTAAAGAGTGATGGTAAATTGCTTGATAATGAACTTGACAGTGTGGGTGTTGACTATCATCACGATGAAACACATAACTGTGGTGTTTTTCATCCTATTATTGCGTGTTATGTAGGGAAATATAGAATGACATTTAATGGTCCTATTAATTGGGAGACTCTTGTAATCAAACCGTGTAGGAAAGTCTACGTGAAGGATTTATGCGTTGGTGATGTAATTGAGCGTGATGAAATGAGAGGTTTAATAGAAATTGTATCAAACGAAAACGTATATATTCGATGGTATGATAAATCTTGTAAAGTAACATATTATACCAATTATAGAAATGATATTATATTTGAAAATGCAGAAATTGTGGGGCATGTGAATTTGTGGAATCTGTAAGGAGTGATTAAAATGGAAAATGGTAAATCAATCGGTAAACTGTATTACGATGTTGAGATTAATGTAGACTGTAAGAAGAGAATGACACATAAAGAAAAGATGAATAAATTGTTTGATGAGATTGATTGTCTTGTTACCGATGAAATCGATTGTCTATTAAAGATTGCTGAAACATTTAGAATTAAAGAAGAAATTGGTGGAATACCAACAAAAGATTTAGTTGAAGAATTGAAGAAGCGTATGGGTGTTGAAACATTCGTAGTTGGTGTTGAGGACAGATATTTGTTACATCTTATTTATTCTGAATATCATGGTTGTGGAACTAAATCGGAAGTAGGCCCTGCAACGATTCTTATTGTTACGGATTAGGTGAAGTGTAATGAACCAGAAAATACTTGTAAGAGATTTATGTATGCTTGAAGAAATGGCTTTAAATTGTAGCCGTGGCACTAATTGTTTCTTACATATTTCTCGCATTCGTGAACTTGCAGAAAATGGATTTTATCATTTAGAGGATAAGAGATGACTTCCATATTACAACTTAATTACTTTAGTTTATTTCTTTTCATAGTAGGATTTACTTCGCTTGTGTGTTTATTTGGTATTGTTGATGGGTTTGTTCCCACTATGTTAGTAATTGTGAATACTCTCGCATGGGGATTGTTTGGTAAGGCTTTGAAGGTGGAATAATGGAATATGGTATTCTTGAGAAATATCAATGTGTAAAGTGTCCGTTCTTTGATAAATTAGTATTGTCTGAATATTGTTACACTTGTCCTGATTTTGTAGAGTATATTGATAATGGGGTAAGGTGTAAGAGATGTCATGCGTAATTGGTAACGATGGTAATGTTATCAACACCAAACTATTCTTTGAATGTTATAAAGATGATAGATGGACATATCATCATACACTTATGATGAAATTCAAACAAATGAAAGAACAGTTTGAAGAGTTACAGTTTAATGAGTATAAGATGTTGTCTTTGCGAGAAGAGGAATTGGGTGTTGGTGAATGAAAATGGTCAAACAATTATTATCATCATTTTCCGATGAAGAAATCGAAGCAGAATATTTTAAGAGAACCGATACCACGTTAGGAATGGGAATAAATTACTATAAGAGTGTAGTTTTGATTATGGAAAAAGAACTTGACGATGCTTTAAAAGTGATTGAGGAAATTGACACAGATTATAAAAAGTTGATTCGTAAATATAAAGATTTGGAAAGTGAGTATTGTTTATTAAAGCATCAATTTATTAGATTGAAAAAGGATTATAGAAAACTTATGGGATGGGAATAAATGCGTTTTGACATAGATAATATTGATTTGTTAAGTGTATTTCTTGGATGGTTGTGGATTTTCTTTTGTTCTTTTATGTTACTTATCGTGGGATTATTGACAGGTATTACATGGATTACAAGTATTGGATTTGGTATCCTTGTAGGATTAATAGTATTTGGGTTAATGATTGCGTTTTGGATTGGGATTCTGTTGATTTATGATGGATTAAAGTGGTGCTTCTGATTAGTGTTACGTTTGTGCAGGAAAGTGTTACTGAGGAATAAAAATGGATTGGAAATTTAAACGCATTGAGATTATATATCTTACCGAAGAGGAAGAGATATGTATTACACCTTACACCGCAATGTCGTATGTTCCTAGAATTGGTGAAACACTTTGGATTCAGGGAAAACTTAGAGAAGAATTAATTGAGAAAGATTTACCAACGGTGTTTAAAGTAGAAGATGTATGTTATCATGTGGTTTCTGCCACTGAAATGAATAATGCATATGATTCTGTAGTTCTTTATGTTGTTAGATTGGGGTAGGAAATAGTGAGTGAGAATGGATTGGGAATGGATTAAGTATCATAGTAGTTTGTTTATTAAAACAGCAATTTTGGTGTTTATATCATATGGAATGGTTGCATTGTTGTTTTTGTTTGTAGAATGGTTATGGTGATTATTTTGCATAAAGATGTTTTATTTGGGCTTGGATCATTAAATTATGATGTTAAACACGTAATTAACGATTTAAATAAGTATGTTGAGAACGTTGAACAGTTATCAAAGTGTTTCAAGGATATTCGCTCCGTTAATTGTTACGCTACTGCTGACTTTGACCTAACTGAACATTGTGTTTGGTTTGCGAAAGTGAAACAGGAATTTGTTGATAAAAATGAAAATAAGGTGTATTATGATACTCTTTATCAGTCTATGATTGGTAGAGAAATTACACCTGATGAAGTTTTTGATAAGGTTTGTAGACTTGCTGAAGATTATAAATGTGAGGTTAGATTTGATCCGTCGATGTGGGAAAGAAGAGATGGGAAATATTGTGTAGAATGGTGGAGTAAGTAATTTTTACTTCTTTTTTTGGGTTAATTGCTTAATTTATGGGTTTTTACCCATGTTTTGTAATTTTTTTGGAAAAAATTTTATAAAGAGATGCAAATAGTAATCTTTTTATAGATTGGGGTTACAAGTATTAGTTATGGTAACATTTAAGACGTTTATTGAAACGGAGTTTGAGGATGATAAACATGAATTTCATAGTAAAGTTAACAGTTTACTTCCTACCCTTGCTGAACATAGAATCATGATTAAGGCTAACGATGGAAAATATATGTTTACAGAAAAGGGCGGTGAGGCATTTTTCTATTTGATGCATAGACTTATAATAAAGGACTGTGTTGGTGTTGATCAAGGTTCTGTGCTTGAATCATGTGAATTGCTTCGGTTTAGAGATAAAGATGAATATATGATTACCAATAAAGGTATCTATGCTACATTGTCCTATTTGATTCAATATGAAATAACAAATGAGGATATTATAGGGATTATAAAAGAGTATTGGGTGTAGTGTTACGATTATGTTGATTCGTGTTACTGGAGAGTAAGATTATGATTTCGTTTATTGATTTTTTGAATGTGAAGTTAGGAAACCAAGATGAGCATCTTACCAAACAAGTAATTGCCATGTTTCCCACCTTTGTTGATTATGGGTTTATGACCAAAACTGATAATGATGAGTATATTCTTACCAATCGTGGAAATAATGCCTTTACTACGTTGTTATGTGGTGTTTTTTTTAATGATACTCTACCATTCAGGGTACAATTACAAGATCTTGCAGAATCGGGCATTTTAGCGTATCATGCAGATAAAGATGAGTATGTTGCTACTATTCCTGGTTTGATTTCGTTATTGTCAGTTATGTTGTATACTAAAGTAAGTGAAGAGGTTATTGTAAAGTGCATATATGATGCAGAGAAGTGTTACAATGAGGTATATGAAAGAAAAAAGGATTAAAAATGATAATCAGGTGGTGTTACAATTAAGAAAGTGTATTGCTCACGTTGTGGTTCATTGATTGTTTATTGTGGTAAGAAAGGGTTTAAAATTGGTACAGAAGTTTATATTATGAAGATGTATCGGTGTTCAAATCCAGAATGTGCAGAGCGTTATGAGTATTGTTGATAGTGTTGCAATTTTGAAGAATAGAGAAGTAATGGGTTTTAACTCTTTTTTGAGAAATAGGTTTATTTAGGGGTTTTTACCCAGATTTAGTTATTTTTTTATAAAAAATTTTTGAGACACTTAACCGAAGGTGTCTAACCGCACCCCCGGTCTCTACTTTTCGTAGATGTACGAATCAATACATCAATGCTCACATATGTTCATCAATGCACATAGGTATACATGGTCACAAACATTGGTGAATAATGGTGGTCTATCTCATACATGAGATGGTAACAACATAGCCACACAGTAACCCTATACTGTCACATATCAGCATAGGGATACTCGCATATCATCTAGGTGAGTGCGCGCATTGTAGACGCACTATGTACGTCTCATAGGGTAGTGATATGGGTATGACAGAGTAAAAGTAAAACTGAATTAACTTGATCTCATTTTTGCTTGTGTCTATCATCAATCCCTCATTGTATAGCGTTCTAATCCCTGCTCATTATGCCCTGTTTTCTATGCAGTCTGAAGGGTGATACGATAATGACGCTATGTTGGTATCGTCATTGCGTATCTATGCGGTATCCATTCGATATACTCAAAGGATTATCGACTATTTGTCGAATACTCTAATCTCCTCATAATTGCGGGGAATATCCATTTACCGCAACTCGAACCATGATAGATCATGATAGATAAGCAACATACATATCGTGAGATATCATGTATGTTTGGTGATATGGTGATAGTTAGGGATAACCTAACAATAACTATAGTGACCTATAGAGCACTATAGAGAACTATATAGATTCTATAGAACTATATAGATTTATTGATCGGATTAATATGAACAATGTTAGAAATATATAACAAAAATGATTATGCTGAAAATCGAATAGCGAGTTCAGGGTAATGACAGGTGAGGATAGTTATTCTACTTTAGTATCAATTCCAAACCCAAATTAACCTTAAAGTATTAATGACTCTATGTCTCATAATCACCACTACCACACCACAGTAGCACTTCCACTATCCATAATGATTTAACATTATCAACCCTACAATTATACAATTCCCAAAATAAACCTAAATCAAAACTCAATCAACCAAATACCCTTAGAAACATGCTTCTTCTAATCGACGATCTCCCTTCTCCCTATACTAAACTACATCCTGATACTAAACTGTCTCAAATCAACGCTATGTGGCTCTGGTAACACTCACGATACTAAAATCAACACACGTAACCACATCCAACCACAAAGCGAAAAGTATTATCCCGTAACACTAATCAACACTTTCGTAGCAACACCAAAATTGAATAAAAAAAGTGGTTAAGGCAACCGAAGTTGACTTAACCTAAACTTAACTTGTATATTCCTTTACAATTTCTTTCAATGTCTCTAATTCATCATTATAATCTTTCCCCGCTTGATAACAATAATCAATATCATCAAGTGCCGTTTTGATAGTTTCCAAATCACCAATATACAGGTAATAAAGAATCTGTTTTACATTGTGTAAAACCATATCAGATTCATATTCCTGAATCTCATCAATCTCCTTAAAAATATCATCGTCGGAATAATCAGGATAACTATCATCATAATTAAAATCGAATAGTTCTATTGGTATTTCTTTTACAAATGATTCTATCGCTTTTTCAAGGGTTAAAGGGTATGCATAATACGGATCATTATCAAATTTAAACCATAATCCCACATTGTTATACCTATGCATATTTACACATATTTTACAACGTGATAAGCGTTGTTTGTGCATTTCGATACAAATATCATCAATCGTTTCTCTTTCAAATACTGTAAACTCTCTGTAATCCTTCATAATCTCACATCTCCAATAATCCCATTAACCACATCTACTTAACAACACGAAAAGATTAAAGTTTTTTAAAGTTATTCTAATTCCTTTATAATTTGTTCCAGCACATACACATAAATCTCGTTGTAATACATTTCCTGAGCTATTCCATCATCGTTGGGATAATTGCTCATTTCAAAAACATCTAAATTGATATGTTCATCTCCTATGATCATAACAGGATGTATTTTATAATCATGTGAGACGATGGGAAACGCAATAGTAAACAATTCTTTTCCATTACGCTTTACTTTCACATCATCTTCAAACACTCCACTACTGTAATGCTCAATCTCATAATTTCCTACTTTGGCCATAAATCCTTGATTCGTCAATTCAAACGACATTCTTCTTCATCTCCTTAGCACTTCTTCACGGTTAATGAATCCCATTAACCTTTATGAAAAGTAAAAGAGAATTAAATAAATCTATACTCAAATCCCTTTTTCTTCGCCTCTGAAGGAGTCATAATCCTATATCCATCAGGAGTATCAGCGATAACTCTGTGCGGTATTTGAGTGCCAAAAACCTGATCAATATCATCAATCTCTGATGCAAAACGTTTTTCCCAGTTTTTACCTAGGCATTTTACTCCAATTTGACTACTTCCATTTTTCCATGCGACAATATAAACTTTAAAGGTCATTTCCTCACCATCCTAACATTATTACCCTTTAATTCCACGTCTTGACGTGTTTTAACCCTGAAAACCGTTAACGGATTAAAACTGATAATAGTCTGTATGTTTTTTACGTGAATCTCGTTTACGAAATCACCATACTCATTAATCACAATAACTTTTCCAGCCTTAAACTTTGGAATAATGAGTAATTCCGTAAAACAAAGTAGATGAAAGTTTTTAAACAAATTTAGGTTAATCTTACTCAATTTCCCTTGTAACATTTTCTTTTCGTCTTCAAATCCCGTATCACAATTCGCATTATAGAACGGTGAAATACTGATATGCCTACTATTCCCTACAAATACATGCACTTTCGGTTCTGATAATGCACTTGCATAGGAAGAATGCCATAACGCTTTAAGAATATCTGAAAACTCCATTATACTTACCTCATATTCTTTAGTTCTGCTAAAAGCGTATCAGCATTATTAGAATACAATTCTTCATCCCTATCCATAGGATAACCATAAGAAGAAATTGCTTCAGCAATACGTTTTACCCTTTGTTTTTTGGTTAATCCCTTAAGATCCTCTAGTGTTTCACCAAATGATGATAATGCTGATTTTATAGCACTTTCATTATCCAAGAGAACCGTATAGAGAATACCAACATAACGGTATTCACCTTCATCAACCTTGATTTTTTCTCCTGTAGCATCCTCAAAATTAATTATCTCAATGACGTAACAATAATCATTATCATAACTATCAATCTTAAACCATTTAGCGCCAAACTGTTTCCAGTTTACATCTCCAGTAAGAAATACCCATTTTTCCATGTAATCACTCTCCCTTTCGGGAAAAACCCTTTTCTGGATTGAACCAACATCTAAAATGAAAAAGGGTGTATATTTAAATAGATAACCAATCCTCTTCTACTTCCCAATATCCCCAATCCGTTCCATCAAGGACAGTCCCAAAATAATGCTCATCATCTGCTATTTCAGCATTTAACCAATCTTCGGCGTTCTCCATTTCGTCAAATATCCATTCATAATTATGAGTAAGATAATCCTCTTCATCTTCTCCTTTCTCTTGTGCTCTTTTTACTTGTTCTTTCCATTCATCGGAGGGATTAAACCCATTTTCAATCGCATAACGCACAGCAAGATAGAATATGTATATACCCCTCGCGCCATCAAAGATACATCCTTCCTCTATTACAGGATTATCCCTTTCTGGTTCTTCTATCCTATACTCTTCCATCTCTTTAGCATCATTATCATTGATCTCGTTTAAAAGTTCATAATCCATAATCAAACCTCTATAACCTTACGTGAGTCTATGATTTCACGTGTATACCCAAATCCACTACAATGAGCACAGCCAGCACCATAACAATGATTGCAGGGTATTCTAATCGTGCATTTCGACAAAAACCTTTCTACATCTCTGTTTTCGCTTTTCAGAACGTGTAACATAGTTTTACCTCACCCTTTCGGGTAAAACCCTTTTAAGTAATGAACTTAACAACTTCAAAAAGTTAAAGGGTTTATGGTTTAAATTCATCTAGTGGAACACCAGATAAAACCGTATAATATCGACATTCTTTCATTTCTACAATAAGCATTTTATATATTCCATCTTCAATATAAATAACGTCTTTTTCAGGGTTACAATTTTGTAACTCTTTAATTAATTCTTTAACTTTCATCTTCCTTATCCTCTTCCTCTTCCACCATACTCCTTAAATCATTGAGTATAGACATTTTAACCTCTTCAATCTCTGTAGATTGTGCTACTTGCATAAGATCAAACAATGAACCATACTTGTAATCCTGTTGGTATAGTTCTTCAGCAATAGCGTATCTGTTAAGATTTGACGATAACCAATCAAGTAAAGCACCAGTATACTGATCAGGTTCTATGTTGATCTCTTCTGTTAGTTCATCTATCAAATCATCTATATCGTCACAATCATCTTCTTTATACCGTAGATACATCTCAATTTCAGAAATGATATGATAGATATGCTCATAGATTATATCGTCGGGCATAAACCCATTATGAGCGTTAAAATACAAATCTCTAAATTCATCAGTCTTATGCACCACTTTATCATTTTCATTACGATAGAGATCATCGCCTATTCGCTTTACAATACCATGTAATACCGTTTTAACATTCATTTAAACACTTCCTAATCCCATTTTGGGAAATACCCTTTAGAGAATTGAATCTCATTACCTGATGTAAAAAGGGTTAAAATTGTTTGGCAATTTCAAGAAAACGCTCTATCTCTTCATCTTTTGCTTTTGACTTCACATTATACGTTTCTACTACCATTATAAGAGCATTAAACATTTCAGCGAAATTAATCTTTTTAATCCTCCAAAACTCACCGGAATCAACCTTAAAATAATCCCGGTATTGCTCGTCGTAACTTGCATTGTGACAAATCAGACAAAACTCTCCATTACGGTATCCGATTTTTGCTCTATCAGTTTTCCAGTCATTTCTGTTGTAATCACCGACCATATAACCATTATCATGTTCAACTACTACAAAAAACTCTCTCTCACCATTAAAATTGCCTATATCCTCCTCCAAACGCTCATTGAGCGACACAAAGAGTTTTTCCAGTTGTTCGAGTGCTCTAGCAGTTGTCAGTTTCCTTTCGTAGATTTCCATTTTTCACACTTCCTCCCTACTAAATACCTAGTAGGGTAAAAACCCTATTTGCATTGATGCCACATCTAAAATGATAGGGTTATCTATTCCTATGTTTTTCGACCATATCAAACATAATTTCAAAATTAAACGTATCAGTGATTGAAATACTATCTGTAATTGTTCTTCCAATTCTAACAGCTCCCTTGTTTCCTACATACACATTCCTATCTTTATAAATTCCATCAATTACAGTGTATTTTGCTGTTTCCTTAACGATACCTCCATTTTTCATAACCACAAAGTAGTATACCATAACAGATTTACGTGTCATTTTTGGCATTCTCTTACCTCTTTAATCATAGTAGGGTAAACACGGCTCTAAATCATCAGTATATGTCTCTGATACGTCTATAGCGTATTGTTGCCGTTTAGACGCACAATGATAACAAACACGTTCTGATGGCGGATACGAAAAAAAATGCTCACCACATAAAAATTCTCTTCCACAGTCATAACATTTTACAGAGTAACCTAAATCACCCATAATACACTTCCTTACCCATTTAGGGCATGTGCTCCATTAGATTTGATCTCACGTCTAAAACGATGGAGCACACTATTTGTATACCGGCGTATCCGCTTGCATTACGCATTAAAGATACACATGCACTACTTACCTTATCCTCTTGTTTGAGACTTTCCGCATCCTACATAGTAATGTAATGGTGGTAAGTAAAAGACTGGAATAGGCTTTCGCTCCGGTTCTGCTTACGTCGTACCCTATCCACACGCTAGGGTATCCACGGGATACATAGAGGTATACTCAAGAGTATTTATACCTATCGAAATGTCACATGAAAAACAGAAAAATAACCTAGATAACCCTGAATTGATAAACGTAACCCAAAATAAAAGATTCTAACTGATACGCTTATACTCCGTTTATATACCTATGTTACCAACATATAAGGATTCCTATACTTTAAGTAAAAGTAAACCCTATCTAATATACAATGATACTATCACCTGATTATAAGCGTTTTAAGCGTATCAATTTTACAGGTGATACTTTTACCCTACCTGATGTGAGATCGTCGATTATACGCAATCTACAAGGGTGTAACCAACAACAAAATACGGCTAATCTATGGAGATTAAAAAAACAGACACAAAACAAAGGGAATGCGAATCAAAAAACGGATAGAATAATCACCGTTTATGATCGCGCGTTATTCACATTACCCTATGCTGATACGGTGATAATCACCGGTCACGTTGCACGGCCAGATGGTTATGTGTTGCACGGCCAGGTATTCAAAAAGTCAAAACTTTATCCCATTATTGAGATGATGCCTTTCATGGTTTTTTACTCATATGAGCGAAAATACCACAAACTAGCATCAATGAACATCCCTGGTTATCAATGCTCAAATATATACATTGATGTCGAAAAAGGGGCATTGATGAACAAAGATAAACAATAGTGGACACACATGGACACCGAGAAGAAGGAGAGGCGTGGCGTGGCTTACCGAGTTGGGCGTTTTCTTGGGTATTTGGGGAGTTTTTGAAATTCAAATCAAGTTCTGTGGGTTTAGAAAAACAAAGCGATTTCCTTCGAGTAAAACATGCAAATTAACGACTATACTATCACGGTGGTATGTTTATACCTTTTTTGCAAGTTATACCTCTAAAACCTATCAAAACTGCATGTTTCCAGCATGTTTTTTTGATTGTGGCATGGGTTCTCACATAGGTTTCTGCTACTGTTTCCTACATGACATTCAGGGTAAGAAGTATCGCGTAAGAAAATAGTCACACACAATGACACACGTAACGCAAAATAACTTCCTTACACATTAAATCAACTTTCATTCAATGTAAGAGAAGTATCTAAACCAAAAGGTATAAATATTCACGCAACAACTTAAGATATAGGACACCACGGAGAACAACGTTCACATGACTTACCATGCAATTCCTTACAATGAATTTTCTTACACGTTCATCCGTGATGTTACTACTTTCTACGAGGTGATTACACAAAATCTGATTCGTAATGTCATTGCATCTCCTTGTCGTTTGAATTCGGCTGTGCCTCACTTCCTCATGGTTCGGGATTTATTACACGTTTTGGTTGGCGTCAATTCGTGTAATTCCAATACAATATAACATCGTTACAGTTAAAGATACTCATAAATATTCTCATTAATCCTCCTTTTTTTCTCCTGGTAACACATCAGAAAGTCAAAGTTTTTTTAAAGTTTTTTTAAAAAAGTAAGAGTATTAATCCAAAGTTTTTTTCGGATTCTTCTTTAACTCTTCAATCTCATCTTCAAAGAGTGCAAACACCTCATGCACTTCACGATTCTTAATACTATCATCTGCAAAATCTACTTCATCATGGGTGCTTGTAGTGTCCTTACCGTAGAGTTCTATGCGTGTTTCGGTGAGACGTCTATTGAAATCTCTCTTCTCTTCTTTACTCATCCAGCGTGGGCGAAGTAGTTGAATATTTTTGTCTGCAATAGTGATATCAAATTCACTACCAATCATAATGTCGATTAGTTCACCTGAAATGTATTTCCACACGCGGCACTCTTCCATAATTACTTCAAGCAGGTCACTCTTTGCAATCGCTTTACGCTTGTAAGTAATATCTCTACGCGCAATGTAGAATAGAACCTTGGGATTATACATGAAGATGTGCCGGAACATCAATGCAATCGTGCTTGGATTAAGATCTCTATGATAAACCCCAAAAAAGATATAAGGCGATGGACGGATAAATTCAAACCAACCTAAATCTTCCAGCATCCGCACCATATCAGGCCCTTTACGCTCTTCTACAAACGCCTTGAGTGCATCAACTGATTCCTGGTCAAGTGTAGGTTCATCTTCAATTACCTTACGATGTTTCATACTTAGGATTGTCATACATACCTGTTTTGTTTGTAGGTTTATAAAGTTTTATTCTATACAAAAACTATTTATACTTACATGATATATACACGGTTATGCCAACCAAAACATACCTTATCCCGAAGAGCAATTTGAGAGTCTTTGAACAGGGCTTTCAGCGAATGAACGAACTTGCATCAATCTTTGCAGCAGAGTCATCTGAAATGAATGGAGTGCGCGCTACCTACTCTGTTCCAGCAAGTCTTGAAAGTAATGATGTTCTTATTTACATCATGCTTACCTTTGGAAACAAGCGTATGAGCGAGCAAAAGAACTTTGACCACCAAAAATACATTGATTTGCGTAACAACAAAGCGCGTGTAGTTGAAATGTCAAATCAATAACTATTTTATACCCTTTCACCAAACCTCTTATTCAGAGGTTGTTTAGTTTGGCTGATTTTAGAAAGGTAGGAGAAGCGAGTAAGAAATATATCAACGGTGAAGAGTTTGTTGAAATCAACGTAGAGAACAAAAAACTCTATGTAAGTTATGAGGATCTTCTGCACCTGATTAATGTAGACTCGCAAAGTGACAAGGGACACAAGATTGTGAACGTCTACAAGAATCAGAATAAACATCTCTACCTGTAACCTTTTTTAATCTCCTCAATTCTTCGAGTAAAACATCACTTTTCAGACACTACTTTTCACGGTGGTATATTTATTCATCCTAGCAGAGATAGGTCTGGAATTTGTATGTTTCTATATAAAGAGATAGGGTAATATTTTGATTGTAGCATATGTGTCATACCCCATTTCTACAACTATTACTCAAGGTGTAATATTATCTTGAAGATAAAACCGAAACCTTTAAATACTATTAAAGACAATAAATAAAATAGCAAAGGAATATTATATTATACTATAGCCAGTGCTATCGATTTTTTCAAAATCTGCGAATAATGACTATATTCACACTTTCTTTTTTTCGTTATCAATTCCGTTGTTTTGTGGTATTACATTTCTTGTAGGAGACAGTGTAATGATATTATTACACGTAATGATATTTTGATATTCATTACACGTAAGGGGATAGTGTAATGATAATATAATTATCCTTACACGTAAGGATATTATGTACATATTATAATGTACATATGTACTTATGAAATTGCATTTCATGTAATGACCATCTTACATGATTCTTACACGTGTAAGGAATATAATATTATATTTTTTTAAATCCCACCC